CGAAATAAGTGAACTGTTCACCATCGATCTGCACCATCCCGAAGGGAGCGACGTTCGATTCGTAGTAAGGCACAGGGTTGATGGAATTGGCCAGCGTGATGCTCGAGGGGCACGAGCTGGCACTGATGGCGGTGGCCAGATTTTGCGGACTGGTGCCGGCAAACCATTCCGCTTGCGTGTTGGTCGATCCCGCGGGCAGGGCCGCCGAGAGTGTCAGCGGCGTCGCTCCGCCCGAGCAGCTTCCGGCGGCCGATGACACCGTAGCCGTGAACACGCTGGCCAGGTAGGGAAAGACAACCTTTTGTCCCACTGTCGGCGCTGTCTCCGAGCTGGGCACGCACATCACAGCCGAGGCTGCGGTGATCGAGGCCACTCCGTTAAACGCTCCACTGCTGTTACTGTTTGGCCCTTGGAACCATCCCGGAGCCAGAGGATTCGAGGACACACCGGTCTTTTGTGCGATAGGCCGGTACATCGCCGCTTTGGCGGTGGTTCCTGAATCGTTGACGAGCTGCCATGGCAGGGTCGCGTCGATGCGCGAGTCCACCAAAAACGTCAGGTCGTGAATGTGCGCTGCGCCCTGGTTGGCTCCCTGCGTCTGGCTGGGATCGGGGCCGGCAAAGATATCTTCCCCCGGCATGCCGACAATCGAGGAGCTGACGCCCAGGCCGATGGGGCTCTGGCTGATCAGCGTCTGGGTATGGGTAAGGCAGTTGCCTTGAGGAAAGACGAGCGTGCCCCCTGACCCCACCACGCCCATGGTGTGCGCGATCGCGGCCGTGTCATCGTGCCCCAGGTCCATGTGGTGCGCAGTAGCCTGGGTAAAGGGCGCCGCGGTCGTGAGCACGCCATGGGTGGCGTCGGTGATGCTGGCGATCGCGGACTCAAACTGAGTCGGCACGCCGGAGACGGCGCCCACGGCGACGATCACCCGGCCCACATCTGCCGAACTGAGCGTGCCCCCGGTGAGCGAAACCGTGGTGCTGCCCTGGGTCAGGTTGCCATAGACCGAGCGGAGATCGCATTGCGCCCCGTCCTCGGTGACGCTGCGCGCCGTCGCCGGCACGTCATAGCGATTGTCCTGCACCCGGTAGTTGCCGGGATTCGTAAACGGCGTGCGCCCGGCGCCAGGCTGAATCACCGCCGAGCCATTGTGCGCGGCCGCGTTGGTCAGCGCCGTTTGCGGCGAGATGGTCGACGCTCCCGTGGTCGGCGCAGCGGCCACGAATTGGTACTCATCCACCGCCGCCGTGTTGGCTGCATTGTTCCCCAGGACATCGCCCTGCAGCGTGCCCAGGTTGCCCGCCGAGCCGCCCAGCGGCACCAGTACATACTGTGTGCCGTTCCACTGATACCAGTTGTAGGGCTGCGTGGTCACATCGACCAGGCCCAGATTAGTGCTCCCCTGCACCGTCGAGATGACCGTCGCAGCCACTCCGCCCGCGGCCGCAACCTGCTGGTACCACGCATTGTTGAGGACCACCGTATTCTTCGCCGGGTTGGTCAAGTTTTGCGTCAGCGCTTCCTGCAAGCCGCCGGTAGCTGAGGTCAACGAAAACGGCAGCTGGTGCGGATTGACAGGCGCGATCGAGATGGCGCAAGTGACATTGGTGTCGACGTAAGCCGTCGGCGTCACCGTTTCCGATAGCGAGGGATTCCCATCGACGATGCGCACCGGAGTTCCTGTATTGAAAGCAAAGAAATAGCTCGAGCCCCCCTGCACCCTGCACGATGTAGGCGCGAACGAGTAGGTGTTCGACGTGAACCCCGGCACCGTCCAGTTCCCATACTGAGAAGCGATGATCTGCCCCTCGATGTTCTGTGCCTGCGCCAAGCGGCTGCAAGTAAGCAGCAGCCCGGCCACGCCCATCGCGATGACCAGCCAATCTAGAAACTTTAGTTTTTTCAAAGGAACTTCAGACCCATCCGGTGCAGCCTTACGTGATACTTCGGGTCGATGACTTGGCCGGCAACAAACCCCTCCGGCAATGCGTTGAGCACGATCATGATGGGGACAGCGCAGGCATCGCACCATCCCGGCCCCTTCGGATTACAAAGAAACGTCTGCTTCCGCTTCCCGCACCCCTGACATTTCGGAAGCGAGAAGTACCACCGGATCCGCGCGATCAAGGATGCATCCCGATGCAATCGATCTCGGTCAGCGTGGTCGCCACAGCCTGGCTGGCCGTGCCGTTCTGAATCGACAATTCAAACGTGGACGCCGTCTTATTCGAAAACATCAGCGCCGTGATGCCGCCGGCTCCGCCATCGTTCGGCGAGCAAACCACCGCATAGTTGTTGTCGGCGAACGGCACCGGCCAGGTCACGTCGAAGCTGCACTGCACCGCCGGACCAGTGCCGGTCGTGCAGATCCCGGAATTGATGATCAGCGGCTGAATCTTCGGAATAACATTGCCGCTGGTGGCCGCCGTCACGCGCCCATACGTATCCACGCTGATGTTCGAGTTAGTGTAGGATCCGGCCGTGACCCCGCTGGCCGCCAGGTCCACGTAATTCCAGTTCGACCCCGAGTTATTGGCCACCGCCAGCCGCGGCAGAAAGTTGATGATCGACTGCTGCGGAAGCAGCGACCCATTGGTGGCAACGTACTGGTTGTAAATCGTGGGCAGCGATCCGCACGAACCGGGCCCGAAATATGTCCCATTTGAAACCAGGCACTGCCCAATGGTGCCCGCGCCTCCACCCACCAAATAGCCCAGGTTGGTGTTGATGTACCCATTTTCAACATCGATCGGAAACGCCGGCGTCGACGTCCCCACCCCCAGCGCGCTCACGTTGATCAGCGGATAGCCGGTCATGTTGAGCAGGCCGGAAATGCTCTGCGGCCCATGGTTCAGCGGCTGGGCAAAGATGGGCTGCGGGTAGATCACCACGCCGTTCCACAGCGGCGCGCCATTCGAGATATTCACTGTGCCCGAAAGCCCGCCATTTAGCTGCCACGCCTGCGGCCACCCGGGATAAGCATTGCCCGCGCTCGAGCTCAGCGAAACGTTGTAACCGCTGTATGGGATGATGGTGTCGTTGAAGGCGATCGAGCAAATCGTGGTGTTAACCGTGGGAATCGTCTCCCCCGTCGTCACCGGCGTCTCATTCTGGACAAACGTGCCCGAGCCGACCGAATTGCCCTGCGCCGTTTCCGCCCCGCTCACCGTGCCCACATAGACGCGCATGCCGGCAGCGCCCGCGGGAATCGTCGCCGGCGGCGAAATGATCAGCGATCCCGTGCTCGTTAGCTGCACCTTCAGTTCCGGTGAAGCCAGCGTCTCCAGGTTGGTCGAGGTGTACCACGTGAAGACCACGTAGTAGATGCCCGCGGCCATGGTGCCCGAGCCGTACGTGATCGAAGTGCTGGGCAGCGTCAGAGGGTTGGGAATCCCCACCACCGACCCGTCAAGCGAGGTGAAGCACTGCGCCGTGGTCGGCACCACCGCGCCCGTGCCCACAATCAGGCCGGCCTGCTGCAGATTGAAGCTGAGCGTGCCGTTGGCCACCGGCAACCCGCTCGGTCCCTGGAGTGTGCCTGTAATGGTGCCTGCGCAGGCGGGCAGGGCGGCAGAGATCAGCAACCACAACAGCGGCTTAAGCTTCAATGGCAGTTTTGCCTTTCAGCCTTTCCCAGAGTCGAATCAACTTCACGATCGCCGGGTTACGCCGCAGCACGCAACCGCGCAGCGTCTTACCGCGCGGCACATCGACCGCGATGAACGCGGCTTCAAAACCCAGGTCCTCGCGTTGCCAGTAATCCTCCGCCAGGGCCTGAATGCTCTGCGGTCTGATCGCAGAGCGATCAAAGAAAATGACGTTGTCGCCGGTTAGCTTGAGCGCGAGGAGCGCATCGCTAATCTCTTGCCGGGCATCCATTTACTTCTGCTCCGCCTGTGCCACTGAGCCGGGCTCCGGCTCGGTTTTCGCTCCCGGCGTTTGATCGACAACCGGCGGCCCAGGCGCCGGTGCGTCCACCGTCTGCGGCCGGCCCGCGCGCGGAATCGATCCCGGCTCGCCCCTCTTCGGCAGCGTGTGATCGACCAACTTTGTGCCGCTAATTTCCTCATAGGTCGACTTGCGCATGCTCACCGTCATGTGTGGCACAAGTTCATCCAGGTGGACGTGGAATTCGCCCAGCTTCGGTATGCTCAAATGGCTCGTATTGCTCATTTCGTCCTCGCTTCTCTGTGTGCCGTGGCCACAATCTGCCGCGCCCGCTGCCGCACCGTGTAAATCTTCCCCTGTTCCTTCAGCGCCTTCTCCACCAGGTGCCGCATCTCGCGCCGCTTCCGGCTGATCGCGTTCACCGCGCCACCAGCTTCACGATCCCGGGAATCCGGCTGCGCATTCCCAAGGCCTTCATCCCTCCCAGGTACCCGCGCCGCCCAGTGCGTTCCCGCTGCGCCGCCGTGGTCCGCTTGACGTCGTTGACCATGACCGCCAGCGCCGCCTCGTCCAGCTTCATCGCCCGCAGCCGCCTGGCCGCCTTCGCCGAAATACCCCACTTCTCGGCAAGATTCAATACAGAATCAGGCTTCCGCGGCCGCCCAGGCGTGCCCACCCGGCTCCCGCCCATCGCCCAAAGCTCCTCCGGCGTGTACCGCTGGATCAGCAACCGCGCACGATCCAGATTCGCAATGCAGGGACCAGCCGCTCCCCCGACCGACTGGCCCCCTTCCACGCGCCCTGGAGCGCTCGCGGAACTCATTTGCAAACCCATGCCACCACCACCGCAATTGCAACCGCCGTTGCGCCAAATCCGCCCAGCTCGAGGCCACGCCGGAAACCCGCCCACCATCCCCGCTCATGCTGCCGGCGCACCGTGCGGTTATGCAGAAACGTGGCCCGCCGGCAAACCCGGTCGCACGCCTGGCTGATCTCCGGCCGATTGTCCATCACAGCGACCACGTAATCAGCTTCGCTCGCTCGCCCAGGATGTTTAACGCGTCCACGTAAGCCTCGTAGTACGCCGTACGTCCCGTCCTCACGCCCTCGAGCGTCGCCAGGACCAGCACGTACTCGTTCACATGGCGCAAGACAATCAGCCCCCGCACCGCCCTGCGCGTGCGCCGGTTGAAGAGCAGTCGCAGCAGGTTCTTCAAGCAGTCACCAGCGGCTCCGGCAACCGCAGCTTGATGTCGCTCCAGCAGCGACCGCACCACATCAACGTCTCGTCCCATCGGCCGTCGCTCTTGATCAGGGCTGCCACCCACCCTATCGGCAACTCTTCCGTCTCCCACCGAGTCCCGCATTTATCACATTCGAAGAATGTCAGCTTCACGCCACCCTCCGCCGCCAGCCCTTTGGCGCCCGCCTCTTGACCATCAAGCGACCCGCCCGCGCCCGGTCCCACACCGGCTTGAAGCGATCCAGCTCGGAACGAAACCACGCCGGATTCACCCCCGGCGCCAAGCTCAACGCCCAGTCCAGCCGCTCCTGGGCCTCGGCCGTCAGCGGGTAAAGAAAATCCTGCGCGCTGGCATGCTCGTACGGATCCAGCGCCATGTAATCCTCAATCGCCGAACACAGCACCGCCGCGCCCAAGCTACGCTTCTCTGGCGTTGCCTGCGGTCCCATGCTCCGGTCTATGTCGATGGTCGAGCGGTGATGTTGCAGGTCGAACATGGCGATTTCTCTAGAGACAGCCTGCCCCACTGGCTTTACTATGCTTCGAGGAAGGGAGGAAAAACCAATGACTAAGAACGACGACAACCCCAATCAAAACGACCTGTTCCAGCAGGCCTACGACGAAAACGTGCGCCAACTCAACGACGCCATCACTGCGCTTGCGAATGCGCCTCACTCACTTGGCGTGCAGGACGCACAACAGAAACTGCGCGACCTGAAAGTGACCATGCAAAAGCAGCATGACCGCATACTCCAGGCTGCTTAAACCCACTTCTCTGCTGCCCGCTGTGTGAGAGCAAATCGGGCCGGTCTTGATCCGGGGGGATAAGAGACCGGCCCGCTTTGTTTACCTATTGCAACCGCCCGTCGTCATAAAAAAACTTGTATTGAAACCCTTTGCGCCGGCGTGTTTCATGACCCCTTACCGGCGTTGCAGGATCTCCCTGCAAACCATGCACCAGCGCAAACCCTACTGCAGCCCATGAATCATCTGCATCCCGGCGTGGATGACCTCGCCAAACCGATTCCGCCGGTAAACCTTGGCCCAGCTCATGTGATCCGCCCACGCCGCAATCTTCGAATGCCGGCCCACCCACCACAGTTCGCCGCGGGCCACCATCCCCTGCACCCGGGCCGCTGTGAAATGCGCATGCCGGCTATCCCGGCAGCGATGGCTGATACCCACGTTAGCCAGCTTCTGCGCTTCATCCTGGCTCACAATGCACACCCACCGCGGCGCCGTTTTGGCCGGCGGCCTAACCACCTGAACCTGGCTCGTGGAACACACGGGGACAGCTCCGCCGACAGGATTACTGCCAAGAATCGGTACTTAGGCCCCGTTTGGCATACGCGAGGTTTACTAACTCGACGCATCGTCAGCTAGGTTGTCGGACCGCGAAAGGCTGTGTGCAGTAAGTAATAAGCGCCTTGCGGTCGCAATTACCACACAATCCCGCTCGAGTGTACCCAGCTGGTAAACAAGAGTATCCCCAAATTGTGTAGCTTTTTCCATTTTTGGCGTGGACTTGCGCCACGGCAAGCGCCTTATTGCGCCACGGGCGCTTTTCTAGCCTTTGGCCGGCTCCAGCCATAGGGTCACGGCCCCGATCGACTCGTCCGTTCCCGCATCGAGCAGCGCATCGCGCATCGCCAACTCGGCCGGGCCGCCAGGGTCGACCCGATGACACACCTCCGCCGCATCGGTGTATGTACGCAACACCGCAGCATGAACCCAGTCGTCGACGATGCGCGCTGCCATGTAGCGCAGAAAGCGCTCATCGCCAGGCCCGCTCAGCGTAAGCGCGCGATAGCCAGGCCGCTCGCGAACATCCCCGCCCACCGGCCCACGATGCTGCCGGCTCCTCACTGCCGTCTTGTGCTCCCGCTGCCTCATGACACCCCCGCCGCTCTCTTGGCCTCCCGATAGCGCTGCAGGCACACGCACGCCTTCATCGCCCGCTCGCCATTCAGGTGCATCACCATGATCAACCCCTGGTTACCATGATCCGCGCATTCCGCGCATCCCACCTTGGGCAGATTCGCCCGCGCCTCCGCCTGCTTCTTTGCCTTCACCGCCTTAAGCTCCTTTTCCACCTCGGAAGGGTGGGGAAAAAACTTTTGTTTGCGCAAAAAGGCCAGCAGGACGTCCCGCAGTGGCTCCAGGCCGTATTCCATCGCCATGTCCGAATAGGCCAGCTGATACATGTCCCCCGTCTCCTCCGCTGTCTCCTGGTGGGGGAACGCCGCCGCCATCTGCATCAGCAGCAGCGCCGTTTGCCTCGCTGATTCGCGCCAACGCTCGCTCTCCTGCTGCACGGAAAGCTGCCTGGCTTCGCCGGACTCTGCCGACGGCGCCGCCCTCGCTGCGATTTGCCCCACCCGGTCCATTCCGTCCTCCCTTGTCCTGCTCCTTGCTCAGCCACTGGTTAAGAAACCGCGGCATGCCTTTGAACGTCTTCCGCCGCGTCGGATTGTCGATCAGCCACTGCCGCGCCTTGCGCAGCTCGGCCATCACATCCACCCCCGGGTACGCCACTGTCCACTCGTCCACCTTGGCCTGGGTGAACCGCCAGCTCTTCTGGGCGCCCACACACGGGAGTGTGCCGAGAGGCGGAGCGGCGGCGCAGTGCTCGTCAGAGCTCTGCGCAATAGGTCTCCCTCTAACTACTCTCTCGGTTGTAACTACAGCCTCTTGTGTAACTGCTCTATATGCTTCTGCTTCTGCCTCTGCCTCTGATATGGGGTTATTTTGTGTGACTTCGTGTGACAAAGCGTTACGTTTTGCGTTACGCACCCGCTCCCGGTGACGCGCCTGGCGGACGGCATTTCGTGCCCGCTGCGCCTCTTCGTCCTCCGTTTCCCGGTACTTGGTGTAATTCAGCAACCGCCACCCGCCGTCCATCCTGGCGATCCGCCGGCCCTCGTTGTCTTCCGTGCGGCTGTACCGGTCTGGCGATTCCAACACCAGCAACGCCGCCTCGGTCTCCTCGATCGTCTTGCGCGCCTGATGCGCCAACCCGGGCACAGAAGCATGCACCCGGCCGTACGGATCCGCCAGGGCGAGCATCGTGATCCACACCAGACGCACCGAGTCCGGCTCGCTCCAAATAGTTGAGTTCAAGATGGTTGAGAACAGCTTCGTGTACCCAGGCATGGTTCAGACCGCCTTGTCTTTGACCAAGTGCATCCCTTGGCGCTCGGCCACCAGCTTGTCCAGCCGCATTCGATACCGGCGGATGCCACGGCCGGCGAGGGAATCCAGACTATCCCTCTGCTCGCACAATAGCGACCAGACCAGGGCTTCCAGCTCGCTATGCCACAGTGGTTCACCCACCCCCAACAGGCGGACGATCAACTCGATCGCGCGCTCCTCGGACTGCAGTGTTGGCTCCTCCACTCTCAATGCTTGTCCCTCCATGAGTCAGCAAAGGGCAGAATAAATCCTGAAACTGACCTACCCAATTACTAACTTGGTTTGTGGAAGACCGGCACGGAACCAAAAACGCTGTAACTGGGTCACCAATGGACAACTTAGCGGCACTTACGACCCACGGCTGGGATGAAAAATAATTAATTTCCCACAGGCCGTTTACACGTTGTAGCAGCGTGCTATTATTGAGCTGTAAGAGAAAGGAAAACGGAAATGGAAAAGATCGAAGCCCTCCAAGCCGCCATCATCGAGATCAACGAAGCCCAGAAGCAGGTAGCCAAGTTCCCGGCCATCTGGCAGAAACTGAAGCAGGTCGAAGACTATCTACAGGGCCAACTGAAACAAGCCGTCGACGCCATCGCCGCCTAAGTCAACCCCGCCACCAACCTTCAAAAAAGCCACCCACCAAAGTGGCAGGAGAAAACCTGTGCCCAAAGCCAAGAAAAAGCTCTCCCTGAAAAAAGTGATGGCCGCCATCGAAGATGGTGGCTATCCCGGCTTCTGTATCGCCTGCGGCGCCCAGTCCGACGACAACTGCGAACCGGACGCCCAGAACTACCCCTGCAGCAGTTGCGGCAAAAACAAAGTGTTCGGCGCCGAAGAAATCCTCTTCATGATGGTGCCCTGAGATGAAAGCCCCGAAATGGAACGCCGCGGCAAGGAAACGGGTTCAAGACGCGATCGATCGGAACCACGGCGCCCGGCTAAAGTGCCTCCCCGGAATGGAATCTTCTGACAACGAACGGGAGGCAGCGGCCGCCATCGCCCAGGCCGCAGCACTCAGCGCCGAACTGCTCGAACCACTGAAAAGCATCAGCAAAAAATCCGGCGAAATGGAACGGGAAGCGCCCCTGTTCTTCGGCGTCGGCGACCACCCCTCACTCTTCTAACAGGAGCAACGAACATGCATAGCTGGTACTCCCAACGCGCCGATGCGATCCGCGCCGCCTCCCACGCCGGATTGCTTCCGGTCATCGCGGTGAACCGGAGCGATGTCCGCGACAAACTGTTCGCGGTCATCGATCCCTCCCACTTCGCCTATGGCAGCTTCGAGAGCGGCTGGATCTACGGTTCCTACCACCTCATCGCCATCCGGCCCAGCAACTTCCACCGCGCCTGAAAGGGAGAAAACAGATGACACCAAAAGAGGAAGACAAAACATGAGACCACGATTCCACTGCCCCCACTGCAAACAGCCCATCGCTCCCCGGCTGATCAAATCCGCGGCCGCCAGGATCAACCGCTCCCGCCAGGCGCCGCCGGTCCCCAAAGTGCTCACCCCATGCCCCCACTGCGGCCAGGAGAAGGGCGCCCGCGAGCTGCGCCTGCACAAACCGCGCTGCAAGAAAAACCCCCTGGTGATCGCGCGCAAAGCCGCCGCCGCAGATGAGAAATAATTAATCTGCTCAGCCCTCCATCCCCGCCGATAAACCCCCTACAATGGCCATCGGCAAGCCAGAGCAACATACCCCGAATCACGGAAGAAACTGTCAAGGCGATCTTTGGCTGGGTGTCGGAAAAAATGATCGCCGAATACTCCCACACGCGCATCGCGGCCAAGGTGGAAGCGCTCAAAGCGATTGAAAAGATAGGGCCTAAGCGGGCAGGTATCGAGAAAGACAAGAAGCTGATCATTTTTCCACAAAAATAATTCCGTGCACGCCGTACCAACCTGCGTTAATCTCTAGCTATGGCCAGCAAAACTTACACCCAGCAACAAGTGCTCCGGATGGTCAAAGAACTCCAGGGCGCGCGCAACATAGCAGCGATGGCGCGGGAGTTTGGCGTGACCGACGCTTACATGGGCCGGTTGCTCCGAGGCATGGAACGGCCCGGCCCCAAAATTCTCGGCAAGCTCGGCCTGGTGGCCGAAAAGGTCTTCATCTACCGCAAAGTAGCTTAACCCGTTCGGAAATCCTGCAGAGGTACCATGGACATCAGGCCTTACAAGCAGTCGCTCCAGCCCGCCGAATCGGATGCCCCATCCGGTGGTAGTTTCCCGGCACCTGAACCCGAGCCATCGGGCTTTCCGGCTTTGGAGCGCCCTGCAAACGGGCGGTTAGCTCAGCGGTTAGTCCCCCTGCTCGCCAGCCGCTACATCGGCCATGACCCCAGCTGCCATTGCGACGGCTGCGACGGCATGCGCGCCTTCCAAATCCTCGAAGACATGCACCGCGCTTTTGGCCTGAAAACCGTGGCCGAGGTGGTCGCCGAGTGCCGCACTATCACCGACGAACAGCGCTCGCTCGCATGGTCCCCAGAGCCGCCGTACACGTCCCTGGGCGCCGGCGACTGCCGCATAGGCGGAAACTCCAGCCTCGACTTCAACGCCGAAACCCCGCGCGCCAAGTGGATCCGCGCCCGCTTCCGCATGCGGCGCGAGCAAAGGCGGCCGCAATGACTCGCGCCGATGCCCACGCCAAAGCGGTCGAACGCTGGGGCACAGAAGTCTATACCAGCGTCGTCCGCGGCCGCAAAGACGGCCGCTGGACCGCACCGCGATACCAAATCCACACCGTGACTGCGACGTATCGCGGCGACTCCTGGGAAGCCTGCTTCGCCGCGGCCGGCGCTCAGGGGGTCAGGCTATGACCGCTCCCCCCGCTGTCGCCCCGTGGACTGACGAGGCCTTCCTGCGCAGCCAGTGGATCGTGCCTGACGCTGAGCCGGAGCGGGAACCGCTTGCGATCTACGACCGGGGGGCCGCGCTGGTGTTCGAGCCGCTGCCGCCTTTGACCTGGCGCGATTGGCTGAAGCTCGCCGCCGGCGTGATGGCAGTGTTCCTGGTGATGGCGTCCGGCATCGCCGCGGTCCTCGCCCTCGGCGTCGCACTGGAAAGGATTTGCAGATGAAAAGTTTCCCTGGCTACGAAGCACGCGAGGGCTTATGAGCTGGGGAAATGAAGAGCGGGCCCATGCCGTCGACATTGCAGACCGACTCATCCCGGTGATGCCGTCGAAAATGCGAGGCCCGCTCTCAAAAAGAATTTGTAACCGTGAAAGGAAACCATGGCCACCACCGCACTAGAAGTCATGCCACCGCCGCAGCGCCATACCCTCGAGCCCAACACTCTGGCCGAGGCTAAGGAATTCGCCGAGCTCGCCTCGAAATCCGACCTGGTCCCCAAAGACTACAAGGGCAACGCCTTCAACGTGCTGATCGCCATCCAGTTTGGCAAAGAACTCGGCGTGCAGCCCATGCAGGCGCTGCAGGGGATCGCGGTCATCAACGGCCGCCCCTCGGTCTGGGGGGATCTCATGCTGGCCATCGTCATGGCCCACCCCGATTTCGAGGACATCGAAGAGGACGATCTGGCCGACATCAAGGCCAATAACAAGGCCGTTTGCATCGTCCACCGCCGCGGCCGCAAGCCGGTCAAACGCACCTTCTCCATGGAAGACGCCAAGCTAGCCAAACTCTGGGACAAAGATGGCCCGTGGAAAAACTACCCCTCGCGCATGATGCAAATGCGCGCCCGCGGCTTCGCCGTGCGTGACGCCTTCCCCGATGCCATGAGAGGCCTGGTGAGCGCCGAAGAGGCCGGCGACTACGACGGGCCCACCATCGAAGGCCCCTACCACTCCATCGCCGAGCTGCCGCCCATCGACAACCCCATCACCCAGGATCAGGCGCGCGACTTTAGCAAAGCCTGGAAGGTCGCCGGCAAGACTCTCGACCAGGTGAAGGCCTACCTCAAAGAGCAGCTGGACACAGACTCCTCGCTCAAGATCAAGACCAGCCAGTACGAAAAAGCGCTGGCCTGGGCAAAAGGAACCGCCGCAGCGACAAATCAGCCGCGCGCGGACGAAAAGCCCCACCCGGACAAGGCCATCTGCTTCGAACTGTTCAAAATCCTCGGCTACGACGACGTGAAGCAGGCCAAGGCTATTCAGGAGCACGCGTCCAACTGGACCGCGCTGGCCGCGGCCCTCAACAAAGAATTGCCCGAGGAAAAGTAAAGGTCTCTGCCGCGAGCCGGTGCGCGTACCGGAGCTGAACTGCTAGTGGTGGCCCTGCGCGACGCAAGAGCACCTGTATTGGGTGTGAAGAAAGTAAGCAGGGACGGTCGGAACGTGCGGTGAGGGGCGCAAGCCACACCAATCCGGCCGGCAGAGAAAGTTTGGAGGTAACCATGGCTGACCTAAGTCAAATCGAACTCGATCACGCAATGGCCAGAGACATATTGAACGACAATGCCGAGGCGTGTGAAAAGCGCGGCAACATCTTCGGATACCGAAAACTCAAGAGCGCGGCCGGCCAGCTCTCCGGCGAACTATTCCGCACGGCGATGGATTACTGTGCCGACCCAGACCCAGAAGCGGAAGAGGATCTACCTTTCTAATGGCTGACCTGGCATTCACTTTCGAGCAGGACCGGCACCTCTACCGCAATGCCGCCGGCCTGGTGCGGCCAGGGGTGACCTCATCCCTGACCGCACAAGGGGTCTTCGATTTCTCCATGGTGCCCCCCGACGTGCTCGAGCGCGCCCGGCTCCGCGGCAAGAACGTCCACCGCTGGTGCGCCGAGTACGACTGGTGCGGCTTCATTGACGAGACCTGGATCGCCGTGGACGAAATGGGCTACTTCCAGGCCTGGCTAAACTTCCGGCGCGACATCAAGCCCATCATCCTGGCCGTCGAGCAACCCATGCTGGGGCTGATCGGCGGCATCGAGGTGGGAGGAACCCCCGACGTCGTCGCCTGGATCGGCACCACGCGCTATGTCATCGACCGCAAGTGCTGCGCCTCCAGGCACCCCGGCTGGGCGCTGCAGACCGCGGACTACGAAATGCTTATAACCGGCCGAAAGCGCCTCGGCTACATGGGCCGCATGTCGGTGCAGCTGATGCCCACCGGCAAGTACGCCATTACTCTCTACGGGGAAGATGAGAGCGACGCAGCCGCTGCCGCCGCCGCAGTGGTACTCACCGAATGGGATGGCCAAGCCAACGATTACAACGCCGACCACGCAAGAGAGACGCTGGCGGCATGGAAGCACAATCACCGCCTAAAAGCCGCATAAAGGAGAACCAAGGATGAGCACAGCCACCGTTACACAACTCACACCCGTCAAGTCGGAGATGTTTACCCACGCCGCTTACGATCCCGACACTTTCACCCTCACCGTCCGCTACCACCCCACCAAGAGCAATGCCGCCGGGGCCACCTTCCAACACCTCAACATCTCGGAAGAACTGGCCGATGATTTCTTCAAGGCCGCCTCGCTGGGCAAATTCTTTCTCCAGCACATCAAGGGCAACCCCGACCACCCCAGCCACAAGATCCACGAAAGCGAACTGACGCCGGCCGCGGCGCTGCTCGACCAGCTGAAAGGCTCGCTCGCGGCGGCAAACCCGGAGCGTGCCGTCGTCAACCTCCAAGCAGTGAAGAAAGCAGTCGACCGCGCCCAGGAACAGGCTCGGGAAATTGCCGAAAACGACGGAAGAACATTCGTCAACACCGCCGTCCCTGAAGTCTCCGCAGACCAGGACGAGATGAAGCTGCAGGCCCTCGAAGTGGCCACCCAGGTAAAAGCGCTGATCATCCAGACTGCCGATGACTACGCTATCGCCGGCAACGAACTGGTGCGCCTGCGCACTATGCGCAAACAGGCTCAGGAGCGCGTCAACCGCATCAAGCATCCTGCCTACGAAACCTACAAGGCGGCGCTGCAGCTGGAGCACGACGTCATGGAACCCTACCACCAGGCCGAGCAGTTCCTCGATGGCGGCATGGCCACCTACCGCCAGCACGAGCGCCAGCAGCGCCTGCTCGCCGAGCAGGAGGAGAACCGCAGACGCCTCGAGGCCGCGGAGGCCGAAGCCAGGCGCAAAGCCGAAGAAGCCCGCGCTGAAGACCTCAAGACCGCGAAAGCCCAGGGCAATCTGGTGCAAGTGGCCGAACTCCTGCAACAGCCGCTGGAGTTGACTCCCATGCCCGTGCAAAGGGCGGTCCTGCCCACAGCCGTGCCCGCAGTCAAAGGCATCATTCAGCGGCCGCCGGAATGGCACTGGCGCGTGAAGCAGGGCGCAGAGCACCTGATCCCCCGCGAGTACCTGGTGCTCAACGAGAAGGCCATCGGCGCCGCCGTGCGCACCCAGAAAGGCCTGACCAAAATCGCCGGCATTGAAGTCTGGTCCGAAGAGGCCAAGGTGGGAGTGAAAGCATGAGCCGCAAAAAGACCATCCTGCTGTACTGCGAAGACGAGCAAGAGCGCGCCGTGCTCTCCACGCTGTTCTGGGTCCGCTACTACAAGGTGATCGGCGGACTCTCGGCCGAGCCGCCCATCCCTGACCTGGCGGTGGTGGTCGATACCCGCTCCCACTCCACCGGCAAGATGGCCAAAGCTATCAAGGAATTTCTGCCGTCCATCCCCATGCTGGTCATCCTCGACGACAACCGCAACGCCCTGCCCGATGGCTATCCGCTGGACGTCGAACTGCTGCCCGCGAGAACTCTGCCCATCATGCTGCTGGAGCGCCTGCGCGTGCTCCTCAAGCGCAAGCATCACCCCCTGAAAGGCCTCCCCCGCGAGGTGGCCGCGTGAGCTTTAGGATCCTCCAGGGCGACGTGATCAAGCGGCTGCGCGATCTGCACGGCAGAAGCGTGGATTGCGTGGTCACGTCGCCCCCTTATTGGGGCTTGCGCGATTACGGCGTCCCGGGCCAGCTCGGCCTGGAGCCCACACCGGCGGAATACATCGCCAAGATGGTGGACGTGTTTCGCGAAGTGCGGCGGGTACTCCGCAAAGACGGCACCTGCTGGGTCAACATGGGGGACAGCTACGTTTCCACCGGCGGCGTCCGCGCCCATGGCTGGCAGCCGGAGACCAACGGCCGCGGCGAACCAAACACGTACCCCAAGCGGGACGGCGAGACGATTATGCCGATGGCGCGCAACCGCCAGCGCAAAGATGCCGACCCCAAGCGGCGCCATTCTGCGCAGACATCCATCTACCGCGGCGCCTGCGCCTCCGGTTCGCTTAAAGCGAAAGACCTTTGCGGCATCCCCTGGCGCCTGGCGTTCGCTCTCCAGAATGACGGTTGGTGGTTGCGCCAAGACATCATCTGGCACAAGCCGAACCCGATTCCGGAGAGCATCACGGATCGTTGTACGAAGGCGCACGAATACATCTTCCTGTTGAGCAAGAGCGCCACTTACTACTTCGACGCCGACGCCATCAAAGAGCCAGCTTCCCTTAACACGCACGATCGCGGTTCCAACCCCGTAAATCCGAAAGCGAAATGGAAGACACCCGACGGCTGGGATACCAGCAAGGGTGAGGGCGGCCATGGTGCTTTTCATCGCAAAGGCCGCGAGGCCGGTAAAGTCAAACAGAACGAGAGTTTCTCGGCCGCGCTAGTCGGCAAACCCGATAACCGCAACAAGCGCTCCGTCTGGACCGTCGGCACCCAGGCCTTCCCTGAAGCACACTTCGCCACCTTCCCCGAGAAACTGATAGAGCCTTGCATCCTTGCCGGCTGCCCCGCCGGCGGAACAGTCCTCGATCCCTTCAGCGGATCGGGAACCACCGGCGTGGTCGCCCTGCGCTATCACCGCAACTACATCGGCATCGAGCTCTCGGCAGAGTATGCAGCCATGAGCGAGCGCCGCATCACGTCCGACTCACCCCTCTTCAATCAAGGAGAAATCACCGCATGAACCGACCTCAGATCGTCGACCAAATCGACCACCGCATCAGCCAACTGCAACAGGCCAAGTGGCTATTAGGCGGAACGCCTATCACCAAGCCGGCCCGCGACCAGCGCACTATCAGCAAGGAAAGCCGCCTCAGAATGTCCGCTACACAACTCGCCCGCCGGGCCAGGGAGCGCAAAGGGTAGATGAAGGTGCTGGTAGCCTGCGAAGCATCTGGCGTGGTTCGCGAAGCCTTCCGCCGTCGAGGGCACGACGCCTGGTCCTGCGATATCGAGCCAGCTGAGGATGGGTCCATTTGGCACATCCGCGACGACGCGCGCTCAGTGCTCACAGTTCGTTCGATTTGCTGGGATCTCATGATCGCGCATCCGCCATGCCGATATCTAAGCCGCGCCGGCGCGGCCTGGACACACGTTGGCGACCGAATGGTGCAGCGAGAATTGGCCATGCAGTTCTTTATGGAAATCGTCCGGGCGCCGATCGGAAGGATATGTGTCGAGAACTCCGAAGGCTATCCGCGGCACGCCTACCGGCCTCCCGATCAGGTGGTCAACCCTTTCGAGTTTGGCCACGATGAACGAAAGAAAACGCTGCTGTGGTTGAAGAACCTGCCGCCTTTATTCGCCACCATGATCCACCAGCCAGAAAAACCGCGGTTCACGGATCGCGGCGGCAAGAGACGCTACTTTGTGGATGCGATGCCCGACAGCAAGAATCGCCGGCAACGCCGCAGCCGCACTTTCCACGGCATCGCTGAAGCCATGGCCGAACAATGGGGGACTCTATGCCCGACAAACCACTAGTCACCAAATGCGAAATGCCCGACTGCGACGGCTCGCTCGTCTATTCCTGCATAGACCACATCGGAGAGCCCACCTTCGCCATCGTCTCCGGCGATGTCCTCACCCTGGAATGCGCCGTCTGCGGTAACGTCGTCTGCTACCTGCGTGTCACCGGAGAAGTGGAACTATGAAGATCCAAACCGTCACCATCGGACGCCTGTGTTCCAACAAGGGGTGCAAGCGTGTTGCCCGGCAGGCTCGCTGGTTCAACAACTTCTGGATCTCCTACTGCGACGACTGCTGGGGAAAAGTCATCACGCTCGACATGGATAAGATCCCCACACCGCAGAAGGGAGCCGCAACCCTATGAACGCACATCCGACCCTCTTTCCCAAAGAAGCGAAGTCACGGTTCCTAACCATCACCGGCGATCGCTACCGCAACATGGTAGCGCGCCTGGCGAAAAAGCACATGGCGGTGCCCTTCAACGGCCGCGACCTCCGCGAGCATGTCCTCGATCACATGGGCGACCGCTACGACGGCGCCCTCAAGTGCCCTTACTGCCGGCGCGTCTGCGATATCTCCGAGGTGGAATTCGACCACGCTACCCCGCTCAGCCGCGGCGGCTCCCCAGGCCTCGACAATATCGAGTACCCCTGCGCCGCCTGCAATGCGCAGAAAGGCGAAATGCTGCCCTGGGAATTCGTCAAGCTCTTGGATTTCCTCGAGCATGCCCTGCCCCTGGCGCGCACCAGCATCCTCAAGCGACTGCAGGAACACTCCAAGCTGCTGGCCACCAAGCGGCGCAGCGAAATGTTGATTCGTAACCACGGCGTACCGCCGGCCAAGCGACCGGCCCCCGGCAAACCACCCATGATCTCAGCCATCGAGGAGGCATTTTGAAAATCACCATCGAAAACACCGACACCATCACCCTGCTCATCACTCCCGACGGCGGCAAGATGCCCGGCCGCCTTTGGGTTGGCACCACCGAAAGCGGCGTGCCTGTCCACTGCTTTATCACCCGCATCTCCCCGCAAACCCGAGAGCCGGAAAAGATCGTTCAATTCGAGAACGAACTGCAGGAGACCCCACCGCCCAGGGATGACCTCGGCGCCATCCCGCTGCGCATGATCCTCTAAACGCACCACTCACCCTGAAAGGAGTCACAGTGTCCGATCAATACCTCAGCAAGACCTTCTTTCCCGGCACCCGCAAGCAGCTGCGCGTGCAAAACGTCCAACTGCTCACCGACAAAGCCGGCGTCAAGCGCATCAAGCTGGCACTGGATATGTCTCTGGCCGATGACAAACTGGTGGGCATGCCCTCCTGGGTGGCCGAAGCCTACGACCACATGGCCGAAGAGGAGAGTCAGGAAGTCTCCACCAAATTCGCCGTCGACCTCGACGAAATGACGCTGTACATCCACACCACAGAGGACGTCGACCACCACGCCATCACCGCCTTCTCTGTGAAGCTGAAAAATTTCAAACTCACCCGGGAAAAGACCGATGAGGACGACGAAGAACAGCCCGACCTGGCGCTGTGCTTCGAGGCCTATCTACCCGACAATCGCAGCGCCTGGAACTGGCTCTACGACTACAGCAAAAAGTTCATCTTCGTTCGTTTCGACACCACCCAGCCCGACCTTGCGGCCGCAGCCAAGCCAGCAGACAAGCAAATGAAACTCGGAGAGCTAACTAAAGAGCAAATCGAAGCCGAACGCCGCGAGGCCTGCAGTCCGGAGCACGACGCCGAATTTGCAAGCGTAGGGAAGTGAGAAATGGAATACGGCGCGCGGTGCCACCTCCAGCTCTATCGACTCATTCCCCTCACTCAGGGGAAGTGGGCTACTGTTGACGCCACGGATTACGCGTGGCTGTCGCAATGGAAGTGGCACGCAAGCTACAGGCCTGAGAGAGACTGCTATTACGCTATTCGCCGTGGCGCGCACCCGGTTTATATGCACCGAGCCATTCTGGGGCTCGAACACGGTGATCCGCGGTGGGGAGACCACATCGAACCACCTAAAACCCTAGATAACAGACGGCTCAACCTGCGAGTCGGCAGCGCAGAACAAGGCATTTGGAATAGAAGAAGGTCGCGAAACAACACCAGCGGATTCAAGGGAGTTTACTGGCGCAAAGACTTAGGCTTGTGGCGCTCCCAAATCTGCGCTGCAGGGGTGCGAATCCACCTCGGATACCGCACCACTGCAGAGGCGGCATATACAGAACTCTACGTGCCCGCGTGCCTGCGGTACCACGGAGAGTTTGCGAGGATCGCCTGATGGCGCCAGAGCATTTTACAAAGGCAACAGTGGCCGCGTCTTTTTGGTGTGCGAAGTGCGCCAAGCCCACCTTCCACCGCGTCGACAACGGCCGCCGCGGCCCCTGCCACGAGTGCATGCAGAAGCTCGAGGCCGAACGATTGAAGCCCAAGCCGCCCCCGCCGGCGCAACAAGAGGACTTGTTCTCATGAGCGAAACCCGCTACCCCCTGCTGTGGCCCAGCTACGTCCCCCGCACCAACGACCACGCGCGTAAACGCGCCGCCTTCAAATCGCCTCGCCAGGGCACTTATCCCGGCCCGAAGACCATGGCCGCCGCACTCAGCTCTCTGCAGGCGCAGATGGACAACCTCGCCGGCGCATCGCAAATGGTTCTGTCCAGCAACGTGGTCCTCCGCCTCGACGGCTTCCCCCGCAGCGACCAGGCCAAGCCCAAAGACCCCGGCGCCGCGCTCTACTTAAACCGCAATGGCAAACGCCTCTGCTTTCCCTGCGATAAGTGGGAGCGCGTGGAAGACAACATCTACGCCATCGCCATGCACCTCGATGCCATGCGCGGCATGGAGCGCTGGGGAGTGGGCACCACCGAGCAAGCCTTCGCCGGCTACAAGGCCCTGAGCGCCGGCGAGGACTGGTGGGACGTGCTGGGCTGCAGTGAACACTCAGAGGTTGAGCAAATCAACTCTGCCTATTGGAAGCTGGCCCAGATCGCCCACCCCGACAAACCCGGCGGCTCGAGCGACGCCATGGCCCGGCTCAACAAAGCCCGCGAAGAAGCCTTCGCCGCACTGAAAGCAACGGTGGCATGACGGGCCTGGTCAACATCTCCGGCGGCGACATCATCCGCGTGTTCCCCGTGCGCACGCACTGGACGCCGACTGATCTAAGAGACGTTTTTGACCTGGGCTTCATGCCCTACTGCCAGCTGTACCAACCGCCGACCGCCGACCGGCCGACGAAAATCTATTCCGCTGAGTGGAAAGCAGTGATGCGTAAGTGGTGCCGCCCAGCCGCATACATGGGAAGGGAGCCCCATGGGACTCTATAACTTCAAATCGCAATTCGTGCCTAAGATCCTCGCCGGCGAGAAGACGCACACCATCCGCGCGGTCAGGGCCAACCCCGACAAACCCGGTAACACGCTGCATCTCTACACCGGCCTGCGCCATAAGGGCGCCCAGCTGCTGATGCGCGCCCAGTGCAGCAAGGTCGAGGCGATCGAGATCAGTCCCGAGGGCGACATCCTGATCGATGGGACCGAACTGGGCGAAGACGAAATCGAACAGCTCGCCCGCCGCGACGGCTTCGAGAGCCACGCCGAAATGATGAGGTTCTGGGAGGGCCGGCTCCCCTTTACCGGCCACATCATCCACTGGAGAAAATAAATGTCCGTCGGCCTAATGGAATGGCGAACCATCCCGGGGTTTCCCGATTACGAAGTCTCCAGTGATGGCCAAGTAAAGCGAATCGCCGCCGATAAGTCCGGACGCTTCGCTGGCCACATTATGTCCCAATGTTTATCGACAAAGGGTTGCTACCGGATCGTCAGCTTGCGAGACCGCTGCGGTAAGAGATCGACGCGTACAGTTCATTCGCTCGTTGCCGTTGCGTTCCATGGACCGTACCCGCCAGGCAAGGAAGTGCGCCATGAGGACGGCATCGGGATGCATAACCACGCGGCCAACCTCCTCTACGGCACAAGAAAAGAAAATGCTGAGGACAGGATACGCCACGGGAACAGCCGACGTGGACCGCTGGCAAGAGATGCCAAGCTGTCATGGGATGCCGTGCGGCGCATCCGGTCAACGCCATTTACGCGAGGGACAGCGACTCGCTTCGCAGAGGAATTCGGCACCGCCGCCGGATCAATCATTAAGGTCAAGCGCGGGGTCACATGGAGGGAAGAAACATGTCAGTTGGGTTGATCAACTGGGTGCGCAGTTTCACCTACGACCAAAACGGGGCCATCATTCGTAACCAGAACGGGCCCGTATTCGCCGCCCACCCGCAACCCAACCTCTGGTCGCTGATCGCCGCCAACGCAAAAAGCCTGGCAGAGTCCTTCGACCTGATCCAGCTGCCCCCGGCTTCCCACGGCTACGGAGAAGGCTATTCCCCCTTCGAATTACGCGACCTCAACTCCAATTGGGGAGCCGTTGAGGAACTGATCGCCGCCGTCACCACCTGCCACGCCGCCGGCATGCTGGTCTCGACCGATCTCCCGTTTCGCCAGATGAGCGGCGCCAATGGCGGACCAGGCGTCTTTCTCTACGACGGCCGGCCGGGGGAAACCACCGCGTCCTGGTTTCAGTTCTTCAACAACCCGGGCGAAACCCTGCCGCCCTTTGTCCCCCAGGACAGCGTGCCCAACGCGCAAGGGAATTACGCCTTCGGGACCGTGCGCAGCTACGAAAACTGCATCCCCGCCGGCGTGGTCGAAGCCGACACCACAGACGTGCTGGCCACCATGATAAACACGCTGGGCTTGATTCCCGGCAAAGACATTCCCCGCTGGGATGACGGCAAGGGCATGCACGCGCCCAGCTGCCTGCGCATCATGAACTCGCAACCGTCGCTGGATTTCTATGTCGAATACTTCTCCGGCAACCCAGCCGAGCTCGACTGGTACGTCCGCGATGTGATGCAGAACCGCTGCGCGGTCGAAGACTACGCCCAGTATTGGCACACCCAAAACGCCTGCAATGGCTATGACGCGCGGCAATTCGACGCCGGCGGCGGTGGCTACTGGCGATGGAACTCCGCCGCCTCGATCGGCTTCGTCAACAACCCTGATGTGGCCACGAGCTGGTCGGCCACCGGCGGCATCTCGCAGCAGATTGCGTTTAATTTGCTGCTCGCCTATGCCCATGGCATGTGTCTGCCGTACAAGGAATTTCTGGTCTATGCCGAAGACTACTTCCCATCAAGCCCTGACTACCCCACCGGTCGCGGGCTTAAAGTTTGGATCGACAACCTATGCTGGTTTAGCCGCACATTTGCATTCGGAAACTTTGAGAAGCGCTGGGAGGATAAAGATGTCTACGCATACACTCGCGACGGCAATGGAGGATCGGTTGGCTGGAGCGGCGGCTGCCTGGTCGCTATCAACTTCAACACTCTCAACCCCAGAACCATCACGGTCCAAACCCCCTGGCCCGAAGGCGAGCAAGTCCACAACTACTCCGCCACCGGCCACAATGAGGACTACACCGTCGGCCCCGGCGGCCGGCTCACCGTCACCGTCCAATCGAACTACTTCTCCGGCGGCCAGTCCTACCTGCTGATCGCCCCCGGAGGAGTCAACCACCCTGTAAAGATGCACCCAATCGCCGCCTAACCGAAAGGAGCAACATCTATGACCACCGATCCCAACGAAGCCATCGCGGAAGAACTGCTCACCGCAGTAGTCAGCGCAGATGAAGAGATCCTGCAGGCTGACCCCCTGCCCAAGCTCCCCGTAACCTACGAGGAAAAGGAAGCGCTCGCCAACAAAATCTGGAGAGACAATGGCGCCGTCGAAAACGACCCGCGCACCCTCAACAACTGGCTCGACGCCGAGATCATCCTCGAGACCAAGAGCTAAAAAGGAAACCGGCCTGCCGTTCGCAAGGGCGGCAGCGGCCAGAGGGCGGTTAAAAATGGCTGAGATACCAGAGCGCATTTGGATTGCAGCATACACGGCGGGCGATGGGTCTTCCATCTTGGGCAACGGGGTATTATTCCGCTCCATCCATGATTCGCGGGAGGATGCTGAGGGCGCAGCCCAGCGCTACCACCCAGATCCGAATGGCATCACTATCGGCGAGTACGTCGCCGAGGCACGCATCAGGGAATTAGAGCAGGCGCTGCGGAAAATCCACCAAGAGCCGGATGGATTGAATGCGTGGCATATCGCAGATAAGGTTTTGGGCTCCCTCGAGGCAGATAACCTCCGGCTGTTTACGGCCCTCATGAGAACACGCGAAGTGTGCGGGCGGATCCCGGTTGGCTCTCCCGCCAGCAAGGAACTGCTCGAAGAGGCGGTCGAAGCGGTCAAGCATGCCAACGAGGCGATCGGGATCTATCAACCGAAAGGATCAGCGGGCAGTGGCTCCTTGCCTGACCATGGGTCACTCCAGGCCCAGCTCCAGGCAGTCACCCAGACCGCATTCGCTGATATCAATCGCATGACGGTCGAATTGCAGGCAGTCACCCAGGAGCGGGACACGGCCAACGAACTATCTGTAAAGGTCGAGAATGCTGCGGTAATTCAAGCACGGGAAATGACCCAGCTTCAGGCCCGCAACAAAGCGCTGAGAGATGCGCTGCGGACCTACAGGTACGAGCACTCGAAAAACAACTGCTATTTTTCTGGCCCTACGGGCGCCATTTGCGATGAGTGCTGCAGGGTCGATAAGTTGCTCGCCCAAGCCGCCGAGGTAAAGCCATGAGACCGCGCAAAAACTCCCACGTCATCGCCATCGGCCTGACTCTCTCCGTGGGCATACTCCTGCTGCTGGTGCACGCCTGCAACGCGCAGACGATGGCCCCCTGGCTCACCCGGTCACACGACAACCAGCGCTCGGGCTGGAACAACCAGGAAACCCTGCTCACCCAGGCAAACGTAACCGCCAAAGGTCTCGTTCGCCAAACCATCATCCCGGTCACCGGTGACGCCCGCGGCATGGAGGCTCAGCCGCTCATCCTGCCCGGCGTCACCACCCCTCTCGGCGTCCACGATGTGATGGTCCTTCCCTCGATGGCTAACGTCGTCCGCGGCGTCGACGCCCACACCGGCGCCGGCATCTGGACCACTATGCTGGACGTGCCGATTACCGGCTCCGCCGCGATCGACGGCCACCTCATCAACCAGCACTGGGGCTGCCTCTCGACCGGCGTCATCGATGCCGCCCTGCAACGGCTGTACCAGGTGTGCTGGATGTCGCCCGACGCGACAGGCAATCCGCAGACCGGGCTCTACTACATGTACGTGCTTAACGTGGCCACCGGCGCCCAGGTGGTCCCGCCCGTCCTCCTACAGGGCGGCACGCCGGCCTTCAGCGCCCAGATGCGCAAGCAGCGCAGCTCCCTGGTCGAAACCAACGTCAACGGCCTCAAAACCGTCTTCGGCTGTTCGGGGACCATCTACGAAACCGCCGCCGGCGCCGCGGGCTACTGCTTCGCCTTCGATGTCGCCAGCAACACTCTCACCACCATGCAGGCGCTCACTGATGGTGAAGGCGCCGGCGTCTGGATGGGCGGCCAAGGCCCCGCGGCCGACGCGCAAGGCTACCTTTACCTGCTTACCGGAAATGGAGATTTCGACGGGATCACCCAATGGGGCGAGTCCCTGCTAAAGCTGCGCTACAGGGCCGAAAAGATCACGCAAGTAAGTCCCAACCAATCCACGTATATCCAGGCATCTCTGGCCGTCATCGACAACTGGACCCCATGGACCGACCTCCAGCGCGCCGGCAACACCGCAGCGCCCGCCGCCAAACTCGCCGGCATGAGCGCGCCCTCGGAAGCAGCACGGCCAGTCAACAGCGGCATGAAGCCGGCGGTCAAGTCCCGCACCGTAATAAGCGCCAACGGCACGCCCCTGGTCTATCCGCAGATGGCCACCGGCGCCTGGAGCGATGAGGATTGGGGATCCGCCGGCCCCGCCTGCCTATTTCAGATCAACATCTGCATAGCAACCGGCAAAGACGGCATAGGCTACCCAGTCAAGTCTCCGCACCTCGGGCAGACGCGACCGGCCGACCTGGCGAATCCCGCGGCCAACTGCGCCAAACTCGCCGGCGCGCCCGCCTGGCTCACCATGGATCCGGGGCCCGTCAACCCGTGCCCGACGAACCCGGCAACCTTGAATTTCTTTCCGTGGGGCGACACCGCGCACTTACACGCCACCCCAGTGCAGATGTACGACCCGCTCTTAAAAAGCTGGACGATCTTTGTGTGGGGAGAAAACGCCCAGCTGCACAAGTGGGCAGTCAACTCCGCCGGCAAACTGACCTACATAGCGCAAAGCCACGAATACGCCAGTGCAAATGTTCGGGGAACCCCACCAGGCGGAATGCCCGGGGGCTTTTGCTCAGGCTCGAGCAACGGAGGGAATGCCAACACCGCGCTGCTGGTCTGCAGCGTGCCCTATGGCGACGCCAACACCGCCGTGGTCGCCGGCCGGCTCCTGGTCTACGACCCGGTACACCTGACCGCGGATGGATCGCTCAAGGTGCTCTGGGATTCCCAACAGTGGGGGATCACTTACCTCTTCAACAAATTCGACCCGCCGGTGATCGACGGCGGAGAGATACTAAATCCGAATTACAATGGAGGAGTAGACGTTTATACCTTAGCCCCATGAAAACACTTATACCTTCGACGCGCCGGGAGAACCTCGCTGGCAAGCAATTCTTTCGACTTACAGCTCTGGAATATGCGGGAGACTCGCACTGGACCTGCTCCTGCGAATGTGGCCGTATCGTCACGGTCGATGCTTACAAGCTGAAGACCGGGCGCACTGTTAGCTGCGGTTGCTTTCGCAACGAATGTTCAAGGAATCGAGCCACGATCCACGGGCAAAGCAACACCCCGACCTGGCGAGTCTGGAATGGCATGCTGCGCAGATGCTACGACCATAAGTTCCACGCCTACGACCGGTACGGTGGTCGTGGGATTGGTGTCGTTGATCGGTGGCGTGGCGAATCCGGATTCGCAAACTTTCTGCATGACATGGGAGAGCGTCCGGCGGGCAAGTCGTTGGATAGGTTTCCGGATAACTCGGCTGGGTACGGACCGGATAACTGCCGGTGGGCGACACCTAAAGAGCAATCTAATAACAGACGGCCACGGCGCGACAGCAGAAAAACCAACTACAACGGCGGCGTGGACGTATATGGGCTAACGGAGTGACCTACCATCCACGGCTAACCAAATGCCCCGTCTGCGGAACAATGAAAAGTCCGCTGGCAACACTCTGCCACGGGTGCTATCGCATAGCGAGAAAAGCCGGTTGCAAAAACACCGGCGATATCCTGGCATTTGTCCGTTGGTTAGGAAGTTGGGAAAATACACTCGAGAGGAATCCATTCCTCAGTGCCGCCGAGGCCCCATCCCCATCCCCATCCGCCGCCGCCGGCCCAGCTGAATCGGTGCCTCTTCCTGGTCAATGCGGTCCTCCATCTGCTGCCAGCGAATAGCCGCCGACCCCAGGTCCAGCCCGCGCACCGCATCCTGCAGCCGCATCTCCCGCGGCTTGGTCGCAAACTGCACAAACGTGTACAGCGCATAGCGCGTCTCGTCCGACACGTCGTCCAGCGGATCCCCGGCCACCTTCTTGATGTCTCCAGGCTTCACATCGTCGTGCATCCGGGTGCGCAGCGCCTCAAACGTCCGCGGGCACACATCGGTAATCTCAAACTCCCCCGAGCGCAGCATCCGGTACAACAGCTGCCAGCCGCCCAGCCGGTCATTCGAAGCCCGCTCAAAGTGGATATCCCACGGCTCGAATATCTCGTTCACCTGGTCCGCAATCGTGTGCCCGTCGCCAATTTCCTTGAAGTTCGATGGATCCAGAAACCCGGCAATGATCCGCCGCCGCTCCCCACCCTCGGCCGGCTTCACAAAAGCCTCGATCGCCATCTGCGCCAACTCGTACGCCGGCACATGCGGCACCACCAACTCCCCAATCTTGCGGATCCGTCCTTCTGGAAAATACACCGCGTTGGTGTCCGGCAGCATTTCCCGGCGCACCCCGGGAATATGTAACTCCGGCGGCGCCGCTTCCCCCGGCCCGCGCACGTACAGCCCCACCGACGACGACGACTTGCCGTACCCAAAGTCCATCGATAGGAAATGGTTGTGCCACCACTCCACCCCGGCCTCGGCCAGCGGCTTGATCATCCCCCGGTGGAGAAAGGGAAAATACGCGCCCTCGAGCGTACACCAGCAGCCCTTCTCCATCGCGGCTGCGGCGCCCCCAGACATCATGTGCAGACGCTTGGAGTAATTCGCATCCAGCAAATTGTGGTCGGAAAGTTTGCCTGGAATGAAGGCCACGGAGAAGGGAATCGCCTCCCCATCGGAAGGCCAGAAGCGGTTCCAGTAGAGCTTGCCCGGCTGGGCGCACTCCTTCGGCGTATGCACCGGGCAGAACCCATGCAGGAACAGCGTCATGTGCCACGCCGCCCCGATGTTGCCCGGGTTCGACGTCAGCCGCATGCGCAGCCGCAGCGTCGAATCAGTCGAGCTCAAACGCCCCAGAATGTTGCGTACCTGCTTCTCCGAGTGCAGCGTAGACTCGTCAAAGCCGATGAACGAATAGCGCGGACCCAGGTACTTCCACACGTCATCATCCGTCTTCATGTACGCAAACTGGATGGTGGCGCCGGAGGGAAACGTCCAGGTCCACTTCGGCGAGCCCACAAACACCCCGCCGAAGGGGGAATACAGCCGCTTGGTCTTATCGATGATGTCCGTCATCTCGACGAACGATGACCGGAAAACGATCCCCCGCAGGTTAGGGTTGTCGTACTCCTGCACCGCGTCCATGAGCATGGTCTCGGTCTTGAGCGACCCCGCGGACCCTCCAAACAGAAGAATATCGGCGCGGGAATCGAGCGCGTCCTTCTGGGCAGGTGTAGCCGGCTTCCAATCCATTCAGCGATTCACTGCACCGGGTCATCCCGCCAGGCCGAGCGGTAGAACGACGGCTTAGCCTTATCCGCCGGCGTCTCCTTGTACCCATCAATGCCCGGGTCCAGCACCTGCTCCGGCATCCATCCCAGGATCTTCGCCAGCACTTCAATCGCCCGGATCTGGCCCGCCACCGTGGGCTGGCCCCCATCCGCCTGGATGATCTTTACCAACGCCTCGACCGCGTCCGGCTTATCGAACTTGATCTTCTTGAGCGCGGCCGCGGACTCCTTCTTGAGCGCAGCATCGATCTCCGCCCGCAGCTTTTCCTGGTACTCCTTGAATTGCGGCTTCGCTATGTGCCGGCACAGCGTTCGCGGATCCATGCCCAGCTTGAGCGCCACCGAGCGCCCCGAGGCCTTGCTATCCTCCACCAGCATGCGCGCCGCCACCATCTCCTGTGCGCTTAATGTCACCTTTTTTTTGTTCACGCCCTGAAAGACCTTTCCCTCAAATAGAAACGGCAGACCGAAGCCTGCCGTTTCTACCATGCCAAACCAAACCAAGCCAAGCCACGCCGAGCCCTAACAGACCGTGCCCAGCCGAACCATGCCACGTGCCCTGCCAAGCCTTCACCTGGCCGCACCTGACCATAACTCGCCGGACCGTGCCACGGCATACCTCACCGGACCACACCTCTTAAAACTGCTGCACCTCGAAGTGGGTCTGCTGCAGCCGTAGCATCATCTCTTCGCGACCGCTTCCTCCTCCAGTTCCTTGAGCTCGCTCTGCTTCACGGTGATGTTCCGCCCGTCGTCAGTCTTGATGCGCGCAATCCGCTGCTCCGGATCCTGCCACGCAATCCGGCCTCGGGTGCCGTCCCGCAACCGCACCGCTACCCCATTTTTGGAAGATTGAATGGTGCCTGGGCTTACTTCTGCCGGCCGGAGGGTTGCTCCAGCCGCTTCACTTCCCCGCTCAGCCGGTCCAGCTGCTCCTCCGAGAGTTTTGGATAAAGCCGCCCTGGCTTGCTCATAGGCTGCGGATTTGACTCCGTTTGCGTCTTTGCCGGCTGCAAGGTCGGCCGCGCCCCGGTTGAGGATGTCATCGAGCGGTCCCGCTCGCGTACTGAGTCGGTCATAGAGCTCCTGTGCCTGCGCCGCACCCGCGGCGATCTTTGCATTCTCGGTTGTGTTGATTGTATTGCCCGCCTGCGCCAGCGGAGCCACTTTATTTTCTTTAGAAACCCCCGCAAACAGGCGCCGCTCCTGCGAGATCCGCCGGCGGATGTACTGCGAAACCTCCGCCTTCTCCAGCATCAGGTTGCGCTTCATCTCCTGCGTGCCGAAAAGGCTCACCTGCGTGTCTGTGTGCTCGCCGGCGCCACGCGCCATGCGCGCCATTTCGTCGACCACGTCGTCGGGAACCCGGCCGCCTTTGGCCTCCCGCGCCTCGATCGTTTTTAGAATCGCTTCCTGCTCGGCTGGGTTCTCGGTCGCCCTGCCAATCGCCACCGCACGGCTCTCCGGTATCTTGCCGGCGACCACGTCGTCAAAGATAGGACCGCTCAGCTTCGAGAGCGCCATCCCTTCCGACGCCAGCTTTTCCTTCAACGTAATCCCGCGCTTGGCCAGCGTTTCCGGCGTCGCCTCGGTGTCACGGAAGAATTTCGCCGCATCCACTGCGGTCCCTTTGCCCTGGGCAATATTCTGCATCGCCCCCACCACGCGCGCTTCGCCGGCGTCCTTCGCGCTCAGGATCGGCTTAGTGTCGATGTCCTCCACCCCGTTAGCTTTGGCCAGGTCGATGCGATGGTGACCGTTCACTACATACGTCTTTCCGTCCGCCGGATCCTGCCAGGTGGCGATCGCGTCCGCCAGGTCTTCGTTCCACTTCCGACCCTTGAGCGCATCGGTAACGCCGGCTTTGTCTGTCTTCAGCTTGAACTGGAAACGCTTCGGGTCGACCGCGATGTCAGACACACGCATGCGCTTGACTGTCGTGGCCGCGCCTGAATCTTTTGGGGGTGCGGAATTTTTAACAGGCGTTGTCGCGGCTGCGGGCGCAGCCGGCTTTTCTAGTACGGTACTTCGAAGTCCGCCGGCAGGTTGTTCATTCCGTCCACTGTTGCCTGGCCGATCCGATCCGCTACCTGAGCGTGCGTTAACTTCTCCGGTGGCATCTGTGGCTTTGGCTGCGGCATAGATGTCGCTGGGGATCGGCTTTTCTCGATTGATCTGCTCGAGTCGCTCATTCATTGCCTCCGTGGTTCGCTCAGGCGTCCACTGCTGCTGAACCTTGCTGATGAACTCCGGGGTCCTGTCTTGATTATATAGTAGTTTTGCGCTGCCCCGTTCACCAGAGTTATCGATCGTTTGCACCTCCAGCTGGTCCCCAAAGTGCTGCATTAAGTGCTCTAAAACGTTGGGGATCTCACTATAGGCGTGCGCCATGTAGCTCAGCTGCACGGTGCGCCCGATGCGCCGCGCCCGGTCGATCATGCGCCCCACCGTCTTTGCCGGATCGTCCACGTAAGACCATAGAATGGTCGGCCGCCGCCCCGAATCGATGATTTGCTGCACCTTCTTCACCGCATCGGCCTGGTTGTCGAGAATGCTCTCCATGTCCAGGCCCACATGCCCCTCTCCCGGCGTGGTCAACCCCGTCGTCTTACCCGACCCTGGAGAGGCCGTCATAATACGCACGTCGGCTTTGCCCGGAGCCGGCGGCTTCTTCAACACCGTACGCAGCGAAGCATCCGCCACCTGGCTGGCCGCTGAGGCGACCAAGCGATCCTGGTTGGTCCGATCCTTCACATACTCAGGAAACTGCTCCTTGGCCGCGTCCGTGGCAATGTTAGGCACCCCATTCTTGGTGTTGGCCTTCAGGTAGTCCGCCACCATCTGCGGGCCGTTCTCCTGCACACGCTGCTGGAACGCAGCCTCTTGGGCGGTTCCCGTATTGGAACGTTTGGCCTTGATCGGTGCAACATCCTCGGCCGTGTATCCCGGTGCAACCTCCACCCGCGCAGGCGCAGCTGGACTAGTTTCCGCGGGCTGAGCCGCTTCTGTCGCCGGCCTGCGCACTGGCTGCACGACCGGCCTCGGGCCGACTGGTTCCACAGCTGTGCCCGGATTCAGTTGCGGATAAGGCGCCCGCACTGCTGCGGGTCCAGGCCTCACTGGCACCAGAGGCGCATTAGCCCCTGCCCCGACAGCCCCCGCATTCCCCGTGGTGCCTACCTGCGTCCGCGCCGTCCTCGGCGTCACCGGCTGCACGTACTGCCCTGACAACCGCGTCGGCGAGGGCTCCGGCAAATTCGAAAAGAAATGCTGCAGCCCCTCTTGGATCGGCGTCATCGGCGTCGAGCCAAGGACTTTGTTGGCCACCAGTTTGGCTGCGCCCTTCATGAAGCCGCCGTCGACGCCCTTCAGCGCCTGCGCCGCCGTCTCCCGTGCGCTTAGCGGCTGTTCCGCGATCGCCTGCTGCTTGGCCATCCGCGGCGCCGCGTTCTGCAAGGCCTCCTGCGCCTTCAGCACGCTCGATTCCTGCCGCTTCAGCCACTGGAAATTCTGCCCCGTCGCCTGCTCCAGCTTCTGGTAGTACAAATCCCTGGTCGCTCCCAGCGCGTCCTCGAGGCCTTTAGTCACCGCGCCGGCGCGCCCAGCCGCCACAGTGTTCTTGGGAAACTGGTTGGCCAGCTCGCGGTTCAGCCACTGCCGCAAGTCGTTCAATCCCCCCAGCGTCTTCACTGTCCCCAGGCGCCGTTGCAGTTCCTTGATCTCCGCCGCATCCTCCGGCGCAAACTCCTCCAACGTCTCTGGGAACTTCACCGCGCTCTGCAACGGCGTGGGATCGACCGGCAAATCCTTCACCGGAGCCAACGTCTGCGCATGCGCCACGTCGGTCTGCTCCTGCATCTTCTCGAGCACTGCCTGTGTCCGCGCTACCGCATCTTCCGGCGTCGCTGCCGTCGCCGGATTCAGTTCGGGATTGTCTGCCACCACCTGGCGCAGACCACTCCCAATGTCCGTGGCAATTTCCTTGGGAAAGAAGCTGGTATCCCGAATAGTCCCGCGCGCCAAAACGCCCGCTAAAGACGCGTGCTGCGTAGCCGTATAGTTCTGCCCTACGATCTTCGGCTGCGGCTTAGCCCATGCCACCGCCGGCTCGACCACCTTGCCCAGCAGATAGCCGCCCAGCATTTGCCCGGCAGTGTTGGCCGGGTTGGCGGCCATCGCTACACCCTGCTCGCCGGCCTCCTGGCGCACGTCAGCGACCGCCTCAGCGTTCTGCGCGTCGATCGTGGGGTTTCCCGTCACTGCCATCGCAGGGACGCCCAAGGCCGACCCTGAAGCCCCTCCAGCCATCAGTCCCTTGCCGGCTGCCTGCAGCGCCTCCCACGGGTGCAGGACGGGGTTAACCAAGCCCTGCGCCGTACCTTGCCCAAACCGCTCCACCTGCCCACGCCAACCCGTGTCCGGAGTCGTGCCCGGCGCGGCCAGCTCCTCCGTGATCCGGTCGCGCCAGTTCTGCGGCGGAGTGGCCGCGGCAGGCTGCGAAGGGAGTCCGTCGGGGGCCTGGGCCGGCAGCACCGGAGCCGGCTGCAATCCGCCCGAGCCAAAATCAATCTGCCCCGACCGGTTCATCCCCGTACCCGGCACCGGAGGCGGATGCAGTTGGTCTCCGCCATACGCCGCGAACGGGTTGACCGCCCCTGCCGCCGCCGGCGCAGGCAGGTCTGAAGTGCCCGTCACCGCCGTGTTATCGGGAGTCAGTACCCCGCCGCCATAACCCGCGAGTGGATCTTGATCCTGGGTCGTCTGGTCTGTCTGGTCTACCGTGGTGGTCATCCTAGAAAACCTTCGCCCCCGGGTTGTCCTTCAAAAACCGTTCCTTCTGCTTTGGGTCGATGTGCCCATACCGCCCATCCTTCAGCTGCACCCCAACCTGCCCCGCCGGAATCTTGATGTTCTCCGGCCACCCATTCGGCTGATGTCTGCCGCCGCCTGTGGTATGCACCTGGTGCCCACCCTGCACCCCGGGAATGCCCTCCGCCAGCCGCCGCGTGGTCGCGTGAATCTGGTTGGTCTGCCGCAGAAAGTAATCCAGGTCCGGCGTCGAAGCATTCGGCAGCATATCCAACAGCCGGTTGACCTGAGATTCGGTCGCCCCCGGCAGCCCGCCCGCCTTGCGCATCGCCTGCAAATTCTCCCGCGCCGAAACCAGGCCGATTACATAGTTCCTCTGCTCCGGCGAAAGATTCGATTTCGCCAACTGCCCCTGAACCCACTGCGTTGCCGTCCCCTCCGGCTGCGCCAGCGCCGCGGCCACCAGCGTGTTGTCGATCCGCTGACCCTTGGCGGACATAGCCCTGGCCGCCTGCTCCAGAGTGTCGAGCGATCCGCTCACATCGTTGAACTGCGCCACCTGCGCCTGGTTCTTTGAGGCCTGCGATTGGAACGCCGTGCCCACCCCCGTCGTGTTCCCCTGGTCATCGGTCAACTCCGTCCGCCCAGGCAAACCATGGCCCTGCAGATCCGTGCCCTTGGCCGCCAGCAAATAGCGCCCATAGTAGGCCTGCGCCCGCTCGCCCTCGACCGCAATCTGCTGCTGCCGCTGGTTCCATGCCGGCGTCCCCGGAGTGATCTTCTCCTGCTCGATCTCGGTCTTCCATTTGGCGATCTTGGCCATCGAATCGCGGTACTGGTTCAGCGCCACCCGTGACTGCGTGACCACCGAATCGGGATCCTCGACAATCGATTTCTCTCCCGTGGCCGGGTCCGTAACCACCTTCATCCCCTTGGAAGGGGCCTCGTCAATATCCTTCTGCTGGATGCCCTGAATCCGCAGATGCCCCGTCGTCGCCGCCCTGGTGATGCCGCCCAGGTCCGCCGGCCGGTACGTCGCGCCCACGATCAAATCGGGATTCTGCGCATGCATCTCCGGGGTGACAATCTCCGGCTCCATACCCTGCGCCTTGGCCGCATCCAGCGCGGTCTTCTGCTGCGTCTCCGCCAGGTTCGCCGAGGCCGCCTGCTGCGCCTGCTCGTTGCCGATCAGTTGTTGCTCCCGGCCCACCAACAGTTGATGGTGCCCCTCGGTCCCACCCACCAACGGCTCAATCCCCGGGAGTATCGCGGCCAGCGTGTCGTCGCCAATCCGCGCCAGCACCCGCTTTACCGGGCTCTTGATCTGCGAAATCCCGCTCCCTGTCGAGGTCAGCCGCGCCAGCTCTGCCTGCTCCCGGTCCAACGTGGACGGCCCCTGCACTGGCTGCACTCCGCCCTGAGGAATCGCCGGCATCACCGGCGTTGTCCCACCCGGCCGCGCAAAACCGCCCGGATCCGGATTCGCCGGATCGGCCGCCGGAGCCAGCTGCGAAGCCGCGTACGCCGCTGGGCCACCTGATGCGTTGTAGTCAGCCGTCCTTTGCTGAAACGCCCCCGCCAGGCCAGCCCGCTTCGGCTCTGCCTGCGATGGCGGCGTCTTGATAGATCCGCTCTGCGGCGTCGTCTGCCCGGCCGAGGTCTGCGGCGCCGTGTTGGGCGGCGGCATCACCAAAGCCTGCGCCGGCGCAGGGCTGGCAAACCCGGCAATCTGCCGGTCTACATCATCGGCGTCGTCGTCCTGGCCCGGCCAATACGACGGGTTCGTCAGCATCTGCGTTCCGCCCATTAGTTCGTCCACCTCTCGGCCCGCACCAGTGCCCGGTCAAAGATCAGCTTGAACACCTTGCGCACAATACGACTGCGGCGTACCCAGCCCGACGCCCGCAGCCCGTATTGGCTGTACATCCCGGCCCAAAAGCCGCCCCACCAGGTGCTCGAGAACGGTCCCCAGATCCAGGCCCGCAGCAGTTTCACCCGGTAGTCGTCCCACCCGCCATACAGCTCGACCGCAATCCAGCAACCCACCGAAACGCCGCCACCGCCGCCCGGGCTGTATCCCACCCGGCCCAGCTCTCCGGCCACGGTGTTGCCCACCTCATCCCAGAAGCTGGGCGTCTTCGCCGCGCCCTCTTCCGTCGACAACGCGCTGTCCCCAGCGCCCGTGGACGTCGAATACAAGCTCTGGTTGGCCGTGATCGGCTCCGCCGTGGCCTGCAGCGCCTGCTGGTTGTAGCCAGCCTCGCCAGCGATCCGCTGCTGCTGCGCACCTGCCTCCGCCGCCATAAGACTGCGCGTGTTCTCAGCCGCCGAAGATGCCACCGTGGCCGCATCTGCCGCCGAATTCTGCCCCGTGCGCAACGCCTGCGACTGCAGCGCCCCGGCAAGGGAATTGGCGCCGGCGTCCGAAGTGTTCGCCAGTCCGGTGTTGATGGTCTGGTCGTACTCCCCACCCTTGGTGTACGGGTTGCCGGAAACGAATTTCGCCAACTGGTTGTTGTAATTGCCGACGGCGTCCTCGGTCGAGCCGAAGGCCTTCTGTGCATTACTGAAGTCCGTCGCGTTCTCGTTCGACGCCGTGTTGAATGTCTGCGTGGATTGTCCGCGTGACATTAGTCGGGCACCCCACTTAGTAAGTTAAAATAGCTCATGAGACTGATACCTCTAACTCGCGGTAAGTTTGCTAAGGTCGATGACTCTGATTACGAAGAGATGTCCAAGTACTCATGGCAAGCAGAGCTTAAGGGGAACATGACTTATGCTGGACGCGCCCTGCCTCGGGTAAAAGGGGAACCTCGTCGCCGCATCTACATGCATGTGCAAATCCTCGGAACTCCCAAGGGAAAGCGCTCGGACCATCACGACGGAGACGGACTGAACAATCAGCGCTACAATCTTCGGCCAGCCACTGCATCGCAAAATGCTGCCAACTCTGAAGGCCATAAAGACCGGACCTCCCCGTTAAAGGGCGTTATCTGGGACAAGAACCGAAACGCCTGGGCCGCTCGCATCGGATTTAACAAGAGAACCATAAACCTCGGCAGGTATCGCACCAAGGAGGAGGCGGCTACCGCGTACGGGGCAGCCGCCGCGAGGTACTTTGGCGAATTTGCAAAATTGCCTAACGTAAGTCCCTCGTGAAGTGAGCAAGGTCTTGATCCACACACTCAAAGCCGGCCCGCCGCAGCGGCTTGCCAATCATCTTCACCAGTTTTCTCGGGACGAACACCTCCAGCCAGCGAAGCCCCTTGCTCCTGAGCCTTTCGGCCAACCGTTCCACTTCCCGCTGCGCGGCGGCGGTGAACCTTGGATCGATCGCGACAAAGCGCAATTCCGCAACCGCCTCGCAGTAGTAGAGCCCCACGATTTGCCCGTCCGATTCGCCCACCACCGCGTCAATGATGCAGCTGCCATCAAATGGCGGACCCTCGAAGTTTGTTCCCTGGATTCTGGATTGTTCCACGTGCAACGCATTGATAGCCGCCACATCGGCGCGCGTGGCCTCGCGGAAGCTAATCTTCGTCATGGTCGTACAATTCGCGGCGCAAATGCTCGGCCGCCGCCACCCGGACAAACTCGATCATCCCCAACGTGTCCGCGGCGATCTGCCCGCAGGAGTCATAGCTGATCTCTCCGTCTATGGTCCGGGTGACAATGAGCACCTGGACCACGTCGTCCATCCCCTCCATCTTCGAAATCAGGAAATCGCTGGGGCTCAGATCGTCGTTCATTTCACCGTCAACCCGTGCTTGCCGGCGTAGGCCAGCATGTTTTCCTGCGAAGTGTTCAGCGCCCCATTGTGCTTGGCGATCGCCGCCGCTGGATCCAGTTCGCCCAGGTTCGTCTTCAGATGAACTGCTCCACATGCCGGGCAGGCATCGTGCCCCACCCCAAGCTGCAACACGTGCTGATGCCCCCGCTCATCGCGCAGTTCGATCACATGAAATCCGCTCGCCAGGTCGAGATATTGCTGGTGCAGGTGAAAAGGCATGCGCTATTCTCTCCTCAGTCCTTGGGCTGGGGGGACGGATGGGGAGCCCACCACGATAGTTGTGGACACGCCGGTCCCGTTTATCACGTAGTGCCCCCATAGAACCTGCCCGTGTTCTGCCCCGTAGGTCCGCCGCCGCCCACCGCGCCACCACTCACTCCGCCACTCACATTCACCGTGTCCCCGCCGGCATAATTCGCCCCCGGGTTCCCTGGAGCAATCGACTGCAGCACGCCGCCCGAAATCACCTGCGCGCCTGGCGCCGCCCCGCTGCCCGTGCTGGTGACAATGGCCAGCGAAACATCCGCCGTCAGATCGTTCCCACCGCTGACGACGTTCCACGCGATCACCGCGCCCCCGGCCCCCAGCACCAGGTGGATCACCGGCAGCACCAGCCCTGACCCGTTCGAAATCACCGAGACCTTGCCCACCGGGATCCACGTATCGGGAAACGTCTGCGTCAAACTCGGCTTCAGCTGATACTTCGAGCCGTCCCACACCACAAACCCTGTGGTCCCATACGCCACATTCAAGATGGTCCCCGCAGGGATCACCTTCGAGCTATTGCCCAGGATCGACGTCCAGGCCGTGTTCACCCCACCCGAGCCGTAAATGCGAACCGTCGCCGTCCCACCGGCCGCCACCGAATCCACCGTGGCAAAATTGCTCTGGTTGAGGCTCACATTCGGCTGCGTTGCCGCCGACGTCTGCAGCCCCGCCGCCACCGCGCCCGGCAGCACCACGTAGTTGTTCCAGTTCTGCTGGTTGTAGCTCGAGCGCAGCCGCCAGTAGAGCGTCGCCCCCGGGTTGGGAAACACATAGCTGGTCCCGGTCCCCACCGGATACTTCACCAACCCGGTTGCAAAATTGGCCGCCGGCGAACTGGAAAGCTCCTGATAAATCGGCGCATTCATCGGGTTGCCCGGCGCCGCCGATCCCGAGGCCTGCTGCGGAAGCGTGATCGTCACCGTGAAGCTGCCATTCGCCCCCACCACGGAAAGCCCGCACTGCGCCGGCGGCCCCAGGTTGGGCGTCGGCTTCGCATCCACCTTCTGCAGCGGCGCCGTAGCCCCCGCATAAAGCGACTGCACCGCCAGGTGCAAGCTGGTCAACGTCTCCCGCAAATCGCTGTTGCCCTTGGCCGCGGAATTGATCTGCGCCAGGTTGACCTGCAGCGCCATTAACCATCTCTCCCTAAAAACACGCCGCCCTCCCTCTTGTCATCCCGAGCGTAGCCGAGGGACCTGCTATGCGCCTCAACCCCTCCCGAATGCCGCCAGGCGCAAGTAGCGAACCTCATCGCCCACTCCCCGAACGTCCGCTAAATAGCGGCCGCGACCACAGCGCCGCATACTTTACGCTGGCCCACGCATCCGCCTTCTTCCGGTTCGTGAACCGCAGCCGAAACCACTCATCCACCGGCCCCCGCGCGCCGGCGTCATATGCGTTCCACTGCTCCGGCGTGAGCACAAAATCCGGCAGCGGAATCTCCCTGACCGCCATCGGCCCCTGGTTGCCCACACCAGGCGATGTCACCCCGCTCCGCGCCACCAGCACCGAGACCGATAACGCCCCCGATCCCACCGCGCTCACACTCGCCCCGCCCAGCATGTTCACCGCCGCACCCTGCGAAATCGCGGCCGTCTCATACTGCATATCGATCCCCTGGCCGTTGTCGTTGTACACGCCCATGGTGATCATCTGCACCGTGCCATCGGGAGACGACGAACCAAACAGCACCTGCGATTGCCGCATGGTCCCAAAGATCGAAGCGTTCGCCGGCAACTTGCGCTCCATCTTCACGCACACGTTGGCCGCAATGTCGTCCAGCGACCACTGCCGCGCGCCGGCCAGGTACCGCTCGTTCCCATCCTGCGAAGTGAAATGGATCGGCCCCCCAAGGCCCCCCGAGTAGTTCAGGGTCAACACCTGGTTGGGCACCGTCGCATTGCCCAGCGGTACCCCGATGCGCAGCTCCTTCTTCTCCTCGTCTGCCTCGCACCAGATCGTCTGCTGCGCATCCCAGTTGATCCGCGACCACACCGTCTCCGGCTGATCCGGCGACTCCTTGGTCATCAGAAAGGGGGAGTCGCCCGAGGTGTACGCGTACCCACCGCTGCGATGCACAAAGAACAGAAAATCATTGGTGACGCACACCGCCCGCGGCCCGCATGGCCCTATACCCGTCCAGCGCTGCAGCACCTGCCAGGTCGAAGGATCGCTCGGCCCAGGCACGATATTGAAGCCGCCCCGCTCCTTCAGCGAATACGTGGTCCCCTGGAAATCCCGCGCGCAGATGCACGCCTGCCCATCCCCATTGGCTACCTGGATCGGCGACGTGTCGCCATAGTAAGACTCCGAGTCCGCCGCCAGCGAAATGTAATGCCCGCTGGCGTACCCAGGAACCCCGGTCAAAATGATCCGGTTGAGCGTCTTCGAAAAATACACATCCACCGCCCACGGCGCCCAGATGCAGCGCAGCCGGTCCGTCATGTCCGTCGACGTCTCCGCCTGCAAAAACTCATCGGTGAAGTTGAAGAAGGCCGTGGTGGTGGTGTTGTCTGGGATGACCGTGGCCGTCTGCAAAACCCCGGCGCTCACCGCGGCTGAGGGAATGTAGAAAAACGGACCCACGTTGGTTCCATCGGCCACGCAGAAGCCGATTGTCCGATTGAGAGTGTTGGACGGTCCAACGGGGATATTTGCCATGTACAGCTCGTACCCGGGGACGTCGACGAAGATCGACGTAAAAGCAGGGACTGTCCCTGAGAGATTGCCGTTTCGGTTAGTGAAACCAATTGATGCATATCTCAGTCCTTGCACTCCGGTGTCGTTGACGTCTGCGGAGTCAGGCGCGATATTGCCCGCAGCGCCAGAAGTGTTGGCCACTGGAGGAGCCGGCCCGGTTGCGCTGGCAGTGATGGTGCCGGTAGATAAGGGCTGAAAGGTTCCAACCAGCGCATACGCGCTAGTCGCTGGTGCTGGTGCCCCAGTTGCAACGTCACACTCATAAAGATTCACTCCCGTGATCTGGTAAAGGGTGGAAGGGATCGGCACCTGCGCCGCATCGTCAAGCACCGTGTCCACCAAAACTCCGGCCACCGACGGCAGCGTCTCTCCGCTAGAATTGGTGAATGTCGCTATCACGTAGACGTCTCGTCCCGCTGGGAAACTACCCGCCCCTGATGCGCGTTCCACTGTGGGCGCGCTTGGCGGTTGCAAGCCTCCCGGGGTTACTCGCGCTGTGTTTGCTGTTGGTGGTGCTGCTCCTGAAGCTGTAGCAGTCACCGTAACCACCGCCCCTAATCCGTAGCTCCCGACCAAAGCAAAGGATGCGCTGGCAGGGGCTGGCCCTCCAGTGGCCACATCGGCCTCGTAGAGCTTGCACCCGGTAGGAATAAAGCTCCCTCCGAGTCCACGAATCCAACCAGCCAGGCTCGCGAGCGTGGGCATGGTCGTTTGCGCCGCATCGTTGAGTACCGTGTCCACCAGGACCGCCGGACCACTGGGGACCGACTCACCCTGAGCGTTGACGAAGGTGATCGCAAGATAAACGTCTCGCCCGGCTGCAAAAGTCCCCCCTCCCGAATCCCGTACGATAGAAGGTGTATTAGGCGCAGGCAGCCTATTGACCAAAACAGGAGTCGATTCCGTCCATGTCACCCCGCCGTCCGTCACCGTCCCGCCCTCAGTCAGTGGCCAGCTTGGCTGATTTGCCGAAGTTGTTCCCGCAACTGTACAGCGATACAAATGACCATTCCCGCCCGCTGCCGTTGGTTGAACGTACTCCCCCACCAGATACGCGGTCGATGCTAACCAACTTCCCCCCAAAGGCTTCTGCCCATAAGGATCGAGCGCCCCAGTGGACAAACCGTAAACGTTCATCGGCCCCGAAGCCGTCAACAGATTCGAGTAAGCGATGAACCCGCGGTTATACGCCTCGGTGATGATGGCGTGGGCATTGGCCGGCGGATACACCAGCGGCCCCTGCACCCGCACAAACCGGCCCGTGCCCACCGGCTTCTCGATCAGCAGATACCCATCGGTATCGAAGGCCATGGGCACCTGGAAGAACGACTCGCCCACATTCTCCGGGGTGTAGATCAGCGAAGCCAGGCCGCTGATCTGCGCTCCCTTGTTAGGCGACTGCATCGCCGTCTGCAGCCCGTACCGGCAAGCAAAGGTGGTCAGGTGAAAGCGGCAGTTTTTGGCTACCGCCGCTACCCCCATGGGCAAAACAGTCGGATCGTCCTCGTCCACAAACCCACCGAAACGCGTGAATTCGTGCGGCGTGAAGCCGTCAAAATTCAAGCGGCTCTTATCCCTGGTTGTCTACCGTCGCGATCCACACCGCGCCGTAGTTGCTCCCGTTGGCCGGAAAGCCCGCGCCGCTGTACGTGCCAGCGGCTAGCTGTGAACCCCCTGAATAAAAGTTGATCCCGCACTCCCCTGCGGTGCCGTTGCCGCCGATCTGCAGCTCAGGGACGTTCCCCCCTGTGGTTGATCCCAAGGTCATCGGCCGGGCAAACGGGCCGGTAAAGTCCGGCACCTGGAAATCCTCGAGCCCGTTAGGATTGCCCGCCGTGTTGAAGTTGAGTACCTCGGCATAGTTTTGCGCATAGCTGCCGCTAAATACAGCCAGCCAGAGGCGGAAGTTTGGGCTGCGGCCCTTGCCCCGAAGGTATGCCTGATAAGTCAGCGTGTTTGCCATGTTTGCTTCTCCTTTAAAGTGCTTCGATTGAGTAGTAGAGGCTCCAGGTTCCGGTGCCAGACTGAGTAACGGAGAGGCTGATGGCATCTCCAGATGCGGCGTAAATCACCATCGCCCCAGGTCCAGTAAAGGACAGGTTCTCGGAGCGGGCCGCCGAACTGTCATTCCAATAGACCGTTGAGGATGCGCTGAATCCATCGGTTATCAGAACGGTCCCAACGTTGACCCGATAGAGTCCAGAGACTGTGGGCGTAAAAACAGCAGTTTCGGCGAGCGATTCGGTTTGACTAAGGAAGCTCCCACTCGCCACGGTCTGAGGTAACGTAATACAGTTCGACATTGCCGCTGTTTTCTCCTGTGAAGAAATTAAGTGCCGTACTGCCTGCCGCCGCGGCCCCGCCGCGTCATTCGCGCCACCCTGCGCACCTGGCCCTGCTCCGCCTTCACCAGCTGCTCCATGATTTCGTCCATGCCCTCGAGCGCCTTCTGCTCGTACTGCTGCGTCCACGCTTCATTGCCGCGCACCGTGGCAATCAGCGCCGCCGTCCCATAAGCCACCACGTAGCCAATCCGCGGATGCGAAATGAGCACTGAGTCATTGCTGGTCAACACCGGCGGCCCAAACTCCCCGCGAATGCGCAGATCGACCGCGAACGTTGCTGGCCCCAGCCAGATCACATCTGAGCGAAACTCCCACCCGGGTATGCCTTGCTGGGGCAGAAAGTCCGGCAGCACCTCGTAGTTATGCACCAGTTGGTAATTCTGTGGGGGATTGCCCGCCGGCTTCCAGTCGATGCGTAGCGGCTGGTCGGTCAGCGTGCCCAGCAGCTGGCCAGGCTGCTGCTGCGGCGCCAGGTTGGGCGTCCCCGCCGCGATGTTAGGACACTCCACAGTCGAGATATCCCACGAGGTGCCGGTGTTCGCCAACTGCGAATTGGCGTCGTCGTACACCTCGTTAATCAGCGGCTCGATGAACGCATCCGTAAGATACGATCCCTGGGGATCGTCCAACAAATTGCGCACCCGAGCCTTGACCTGTCCCAGCGTCCAACTCATTTGCTTGCCCCTTCTCGACAGGATGGAGTCAAAGCGCGCCCTCCTCCGATGCCATCGCCACTCATAAAGCCACTGCCGGATCATTCAACCTTTGCCGCCGGAGGGTCGACCATGCGGAATTTCTTCAGCTTGTCCCGCTCCAGCTTGATCGCGTTGACCTCTTTCCACTCCTCCGCGCTCAGCCGGTCAAACTCCTGCGCCCCGTAAGCGATGCGCGCGTTCTTGTAGGCCGCCACCACGTTGAAGATGTGGCCGCAGTTGGTGCACAGCACCGCACCCTCCTTGGGCATCGACATGCAGCTGGGGCAGGGATCCGGCTGCTTGGTCATCAGCGTGTTCTGCTGCATCACCCACCGCGGCAGCTCAGGAATCAGCCCCTCAGCCACCGCCATGCGCGCCATCTCGCGGTGCACGTCGTTCACGTTCATGCGCTGGAATTCGTTCTCGTACCACATGTTGGCTGATTGCAGCCGGTTCATCAGCGAGTTGTTCCGCTTCAGCCGCACCCGGGCCAGAATCTCGTCAAAGACGCGGTCGACGACGTTGATGTAAAACTCGCCCGTCTCGTCATAAGCGATCTCCGGCACCCTCACCCGCTGGCCCTTCTTGATGGTCGCCGGATCCTGGTCGCCCACGTAGCACAGCACGCCGCCGAAGCCGCCGTCCTGCTGCACATACTCGCGGATGTATTCGGAAGCCAGCACCAGGGGGATGCAGGGTACCGGCTCCATCTGCATCATGTTCTGCGCATCGCACCCCAGGTCTTTGTGTCCCCAGCGCACGTCCCGGATCACATGCACCGTGTACGGCTTGTCCTGCGGGCAGGCCGCAATCTGCTCTCCCGAGAAATAGACACCGCCATTGATCTCGAGGAAAAACGGGTTCAGGTTAAGAATGGTGACCGGCCTGTCCGTCTCGTTCTGACGAATGGTGCGCAGCATGTCGTTGTACCGCTTCTGCGACCACCGCATCCCGGGATCCTTGAACTTCCCTGGATCCTTGCCAATCAAAGCCTCTGCATTCGCCCGCTGCATCTCAGGCGTAATCACTACCGTTGCCATTGCTCTCTCCTTTTTAGAAAAGCGTGTATTTGCTGAGCCGCTTCTTTAGCCGCTCAATCTCGCCCCGCAGCTGATCGTTCTCCCTCTTGAGTTCGATCAGCATATCCACCGGGATCACCGCGTTGCTGCTGGGTTGTGGCCTTGTCCAGCGCGCTGGGAAAACGGCGTCCACCGTGACCTTTAGCGCATACTCCAGAACAAAAATACTCTCCTCCGCCGTCTGCGCCGAAATCCTGTTGCCCGGCGTGAATATCTCCAACCCTGTCGGAGGCGGATCCGCGATGACTGGCTTTACCGCGGCCTTGCGTGTTGGCTTTTTCTTTTCCACATCTTTCCTCTCCTGTTAAGCTGGTGCCTTAACGGCGGATCGCAAAGAGCTATCGGGACCAGAAATCCCGTGCGCTGAGGTCGTCCGCAGCTTTCCGCCGTTCCCTTACAAAATTCCAATGTGCTCGTTGCTGTTGCCCGTCCGCCGAGCCAAATCCTGCCGCCACCGGCTCGCCGCCAGGCTGGTCGAAGACAAGGGCGAAAGATGGTCAGCCATCAGGGCCTCGTACTCCACCTTGCGCTTCGCCTCCGCCTGCTCCTCCTCGTACTGATACCGCAGCAGATACTCTTCCGCCCGCGACTGCGCCGTGCCCCGCCGGCTGTTGATCTTATGGCAATACTGCGAAATCAGCCCCTGCAGCACGTCCGTGGTCGGCACCTTCGCCCAGGGACCAAAGATCATCTCGTAGTCGCCACACTCCGGGTAAGGTCCCAGGCACGGCGTCACCCCATCGATCGCCACAAAGCTGTACCAATCCGCCTGCGTCCCATAGCTCGATGCCGGAAACCACTTCTCCAGAATCCAGCCCGCGGCATGCGGATACTTCACCACCTCGCGCTTCTCTGTGACCACGCGCAGCGGCTTGTTATCGTGGCGCGTGAAATTGCAGCCCGGCGCGTTGGGGTTAGGCGAAAAATTCAGCCCGCCCTTCTCCGCCGTCGACAATCCCGGCGCCCAGTCGCGGTACACCCCGGCCTCTTTCACCATCCGCTCCGTGCCCACCACCATCCGCCACTGCGGGCCGCCAAACGGATTCTTGCCTCCATACGTCACCAGAAAACGCTCGGTTGCCCGAGGAACCTTGTGGATCAATGCAACCTCCTCTGCCAAGCAATCAGCGAGGTCTCCGCCAGAAGCCAGTCGCGCTCCGCGGTCCCCGCCGGCCGCCCGCTCCCTACCCAAATCTTTTCTGCCAGCGGCGCAATCAACCCCTGCGACGGCAAACACCACCAAACCGCCGTGGTCGCCCCGCCAGGTGACGCCGGAGGAATCACCTCTCGCCGGCAATCCCACAACGGAATCGGCTGGTAGCTCTCTACTGCGGCTCCCGCGCGTAACAACATCTGTTCCTCCCTCGGTATCCGCTCTACTGCGTGCATGAGTACCCCCAGATGTAAAGCGTCGAGGACGCCAGCGCCGACGACCCCGAAGTGATCGCAAACGCCGTGTTCGAACCCACCGGCACATACGCCTGCCCGGCCCCGCTAAGCGCCGAAGCCGCGGCATTCGCCGGCCACAGCGAACACTTCGCCAGGGTCGCGTACGCCGTCCCAAACGTCCCCGTCGCAATGGTCGAGGACGCCGCCGGCGAACTCCCCGTGGTCACACTCAGATAGCCGGACACATCATTCGAATTGGCATTCGCCGCCAGCGTGGGACCGGTCCCCGCACCGCTCCCCGCCGCCCAGGTGGGCACCGAAGCATACGTCCCCGCAGCCATGCCTCCAAGATGCTTGGCCTGCACCAGGCCCGTCACCGTGCTCTGCGGCTCCAGCACGCTCGACGCCTGCGTCATGTCGATGGTGATCGGGAACCCGCACCCGCCGTACTGGTTGAATGAAAAGCTCTCCGTCGACAGCGTCGGATACTGGTCCAGCCAGCCCACAGATTCCGTCTGCTGCGCCCCCGAAGCCCAGCATTTCGATTGGTAATAAAGCACCGCACCATTCACGTAACTGCCGCTGGTCGCCCCGGCGGTGGGCAGAAAGTAGTAGTTGGGCGGCACAAAGCTCTGGATCATGCCCCCATTGCGGAACACCATCGAGTGCCCGGGATCGGTGTACGTGTAGGTGGTCGCCGCATTGGCCGCCGTCGGCCCCAGGTAGCCGGTCGCCGTCGCATAAGTGATCGCGATGTTCCACATCGAATGCGATCCGCTGGTCGACGCATCGTAAATCTGGCCGGTGAAGCTGGTGGCGTTGGTGTCATTCACATTGATATTCGTGAGGTTCACGAAGCCCACGGCTGTGTTGGCCAGGTAAACCGCGTCAATGCCCGTCGAAACCTGATTGACCGCATTGAAGGCGAGCCCGGTGCCTGTCAGCCGGTTGGTGTTCTGGTCATAGAGGCCATAGGTGCCCACGTCCGTGCATTTAATGGCATCCAGGTTGACCTCGTTGCCTTCGGTCTGCAAGCAGCCGGTGGTGTTGCCATTGCCCACGTCGTAGAAGACCAGGTTCGAGGCCTGGACGTCGTCATTCTGGTACTCCGCCATCTGCAGGCCCCAGCTGGAGACGTGGGTGGCTTCGATGTTCGAAAAGGCGATATGCGAAATCGGCCCCGATGGGTTGGTCCCCACATTGACGTAGAGAGCCTGGGCCGTGGCCACGTTGAGCGGATTGCTCCCGTATCCGGTGCCGTAGATGGCGCCGTTCGAAATGGCGACGCGATCAGGCCAGTGGGCAGTAGTGGTGCTGGGATCTTGCCCAACAAAAACGCTCTCCTTGGCGCTGCCCACAATCGAGAAGCCGTCCACCGCCACGTTGCGGCAGGAATTCACCAGGATCCCTTCCAGGTCATTCGAACTGGTGATGTTCGCGGCCGTGATCTGCTCGCAGGGAATGGAGTGCGCGGTGTACTCGGAATCGAACCAGCTCACCTCGAAGCAGGCATCCTGGTTGTTCTGGCACGCCAGGCCATCGACCCGCAGATCCTGATTGTTGATCATGAACGTGCCGTTAGCGTAGAAGTTCGAAACCTTCAGGTTCTTGATAGAGGTGTGAACTGAGCTCGCCAGCCGAAGTCCTGATAAGTCACCGTTGTTGAGCGAGACATTCTCGATCCGGCAATTAGTGCAAGTCTCGATGTCGACCGCATAGCCGCTGGAACGGGTGGTGGCCGTAGGGGTAAAGGAGACCGATAAATTTGCCAGCCCGAAGCCAGTCGCACCGGTCGACTGTAAGCAGTCCGCTGCGCCGACCGTGTTACAAGCCAGGCTCGAAGCAGGACCATCTCCCCAAATGAGTACATTGTTTGCGCCAGTAAGCACAGGGCCCGAGCTGTTGTTAAGCAGATAGTTTCCCGCAGGTACATAAACGCTCTTTCCCGTGGCGCTGGCCGCGGCCACCGCATTCTGCAACCCTGCGGTGTCCAGTGACAGATTCCCCCCGGTCGCCCCGAAATCTAGAATGGAAATCGAATCCTGCAGCTTGGAAGTGACCGTCCGCGTCACCGCCCCGCTGCCACCTTGGTTGTAATTCGCGCTGGCTGCATTATTCGCCACAAACTGATCAGTGGCCACATCGGTCGAGGTGTCTCCATTGCTCTGCGTCGTCGCCGTGGTGCTGTTCGGCAGCGCCGACGCCGCAGAAAGTGACCCGGCCGATCCGCTGGTGTTCGCGTTGGGCAGCGCGTAATCCGTCCCAGGAGTCGCCGCCACTGACAGACCAGGCGACCCGCCGCCCTTCAGCACTAGCGTGGTGTTGGGAATCGTCGCCCCGCTCACATTCACCTGCTGGTACTGCGAACCGTTCCACGCATACGACGTGTACGGCGTCGTCGTGATATCGATCAGCCCCAGCGAACTGATCCCATGCACCGAAGCGATCACCGTCGCCGGGTTGCCCGGCTGCACCAGCCGATACCACTCCCAGTTGAGGATGATCGTATTGACGCCATTGTTCGTCTGGTTGGCCGTGATGGCCTCTTGCAGCCCGCCAGTGCCCGAGGTCAGGTAATAAGGGGGGACATGGGTATAGGTGGTGCTCATGTTCACGACGCAAGCCGTGATGTACACCGAACTGGGCGTGGCGATCTCCGTGTGCGCGGGGTTGCCATCGACAATCTTGATCGGGCGCCCCGCAGCAAACGCCGCAAAATTCTTGCCTCCACCGCTCACCTGGCAAGTGCCGGCAGGAAACTGAAAGCTCCCGATGTTCTGCCCCGGCACTTGAAACTCGCCATACTCCGCGGCAATCGGCTGCCCTTCGACATTCTGCGCCTGACAGCTGATCGCGAGCACAAACCCCGCCAGCACCAGCAACACTGCGAAAATCATGGCCCTGCGATGAAGTCTTTTCATTTTCACTCAAAAAGAAGGGCCGGAGCCTTCGCTCCGACCCCGCCAAAGCAACTGCTTCACGACTAGTTAAACGCCGGCACCTTCAACCCGGTGACCGAGGAAATCGCCTGTGGATTGTCGACCGCGTACTGCCGCGCATCCACGTAGTAGCATCCCTCGTTCGCCGTCGGATTGCCCGAGCTCGGATCATAGATTTGGAACACCCACTGTCCCGCCCGGTTCTTGAACCAGAACGGCGCCTTGCCCCAAACCACCTTCAACCACGAACCGAACTCCATGAAGTCGATCCTGGTCTGGTCGGCGTGAATGTTCCTCACCACCTCGCGGCCGGCAATCTTGAACATGTTCTGGTTGGCTGCCACACCGTCATAGTTGCCGGTGAAGTTGCCGCTCCCAGACGTCCATTCCTGCCTGGCAAAGCCCATCTCCTCGTACGCCTGGATCTGAGAAGGATGTGCATGCCATACCTGCGACTTCAGCGCGTCGGTGCCCAGCGACTGCTCTACGCGGGAAAGCGCAGCGCGAATCATCGGCAGCGACAACGGAGCGCCGCCCGCGGCCACACCGTTCGCCACTACATAGTTCTGCGTCCGGTTGATGCCCAGGTACGTGCCCGTGGTCGAGGTGTTGTGAAAGTATGGAATCCCGTACCAGAACACAGGAGTCGTCGCCGCCACGCCGGCCACCATGATGAAGTCCCCGGCCACCGTGCCCGAAGGAACCGCGTCTACCGTGATCGACTGCGCCGAACCCAGCTTGTTGTTGACGTTGTTGACGTAGCAGGTGCCCCGCAGTGCGTAGGTGTTCGACATCACCTGCAGCTGCTGGCCCTGTCCGATCAGCCTGGCGCCCCACGGCGTCGACGTCAGGATGATCGGGTTGGCCCCGCCGCCGGCATAGCTGGCGTCCACCTGGGCAATCTTTCCATCGCCGGCTTGCTGCAGGAACTGATCGCGATTCTTTGCCATCTGCACTGCAACATCGGCCAGGGTCTTGGTCACCGGGTTTTCGGAAACTACCTTCGGCCCACCCTCACCAATGATGTCCACCAGGCGCGAATACTCCACCGGGATGCAAATCGCCAGCGGCGTCAGCGTGCCCTGATCCCACTGCGAAAAGCTGCCCGTGGGAAGAATGCCGCCATCCAGGTTGAACATGGCGACGTTGCCCGGGAAAGAGGTTTGGAAGCGCACACGAAAACTGCGCAAAGAAACCGGGGTGATCGAACCGCGCTCGGAAATCTTCGCATCCAAACGCGCTTCTTTTTCAATAAGCAGCTTGATGACCTCGTTCAAGGCCTCAAGCTGCAGCTGCTGTGTCGTTGACGCTGCACCAGTCACTGCGGCCATGCATTTGTCCTCGACCCACCCAAGGGTCTGCTAAGCGGCTCCCGCGGTAAAGACTTCTGTCTTTCCCCTCGGTATCCGCGCTAGAGGGCTGTCTCACCCCTTAAAACCCCCCTTTAAAAGGGTATTTAATGGGCGGCACACTGCTGCGACTGCGCTCTCATTCGCCTTTCGTTGCCCTATCGCCGGGAGGTTGCGGCGCGTACCATCCTGAGCCAAGCGAACTCAACCGCAAAACTTTAACGGCCACCGGATGTCAAAAGCTGCAACACCCGCGGCAAAATCAATTCCCGCGCCACCTTGTCAAACGGCTTGCCGGGATTAGCCCGCTGCCACTCCGCCTGGGCCGTATCGAACGCCGTCGACGCACCCACCGGCTGCCCCGCCGTCGAACCCGCCGGCGCCGTCGATCCCCGCGGCTCCGTCTGCCGGGTAGCCTCAGCCTGGCTGGCCTCTTTGGCCTGCTTCGCCTTGGCCCCGGTCACAATCTGCACTCCGGCCGCCTCCAGATCGTCCATCGCAATATCCGGCAAATACAACTGGATCGCCCGATCGACGACTGCCAACCGCCGCCCCCGCGACTTATCTCCGACCGGCAGCCGCTGCAGTTGCAGCATTTGCCTCTTGAACCCGGGATTATCGCCGATCTTCTTCCATAGTTTTTCCTGAATCCCCTTCGGCAGCGTCTCCTCGAGATAGGGGCTGATCGCGCTGCCCTGCGCCTTCACCCGCGCGATGATCTTGCCAATCTCGCTGTCTGCCCGCGTCCGCGCATCCTTGATCAAGCTCGTTTCGAACTGCTGCCGCGTCTGCACCTGCGAGCCGTGCTCCCGCTCTCGCAGCTTGGCCTCCCGCCGCTCGATGTCCTCCACCTTGCGCCGCAGGTTCTCCGGCAGCGCCTGCGAGTCCTCTTTCTTCGGATCCCGCATCTCCGCCAACATCTCGTCATATTGCTTCTTCAGCCGGAAATCTTTGTCGTAAGCCGCCTGCGCCTGCTCTGTGGTCTCTATCTCCGGCGCCTTGTGATACTGGTTGGCCTCCAGCCGATCGGAAACGTCCGCTAGGCGGTGCTCGATGTCCATCGCCACCACGTTGTCGACGAACCCATAGAAGTCGTCGCCAATCACCGGGCGGCCGTTCTGCATCAGAACATTTCCGTCGTCGTCCCGCTCATAGCAGAGCTCTGCCATCTTCCCCAGGGCCTTCATGGTGCCCTCTTTGGTGGTCGAGGACATGAAGACTTCAGACATCTCGTTGAACGCCGTGGCCGACGTCACCGCTTCCTTGGCCGACTCCAGGTCAGGGAAAATTTCCCGGTAAGGCTTCAGCTCCGCAGCTTCCCGCGTCGTCTTGTATAGCTGCCCCTTCAGCTTCGGATCGCTCTCCAGCAGCTTCCCAAACTCCGGGTTGTCGGTCACCATCTTGGTGAGCGCTTCCGGGGTGATGATCGGCTCCCGCATCAGGGGAGGCTGTTCCTCCGTGGCCGGCTTCTCCTCTGCTTTTTCTGCGGGGGTTTCAGGAGCCGCCACCGGCGCGGCCTCCGTCGCAGCCGCCGCCGGATCCACGGCCGGCAGTTCCACCGCCACCGTCGGCTCCTCGGAAACTTCTGGCTCAGGCGGAGCCGTCTTGGCCTTCTCGGCCGCCACCGCCAGGCGCTCCTGCACCAGAGCCTGCAGATATTCATCGCTGCCCGGCTTGAACCGGCTGTCATTGGGGTCAATGTGCGACTCGACGCCGCTGCTTGCCCCAAACGTCTTCCCCGGCTGCGCAACTGGAGCCGCCGCCGCTGGAGCGGAAACAGGGGCTGCTGGCGCTGCCGCAGGGGCTGCCGCGGGTGCGGGTGCTGCTGCTGGCGCCGCTGCCGGCGCGGGTGCTGCTACTGCTGCTTCTGGTGCCATGATCTCTTCCTCACTTTTTCATCCCACTGGCAGCGCTCGATAAAACCGCGCCACCCTAAACTTGTCATCCTGAGCGCAGCGAACGGACCTGCTGTGCGCCCTTCGGCCTTCCCGAATTTCAACCGGCGCAAGTAGCCGCGAAGCGCCTACTGCACACTCGTGGCATTGGCGGCAATCTCTTCCGCCTTGGCTCCCAAATTCGCTACTTCCGTCAACGCCGCTACTTGCCCCTGCACGCTCTCCCCAGGAGGCAACGCCGGCATCGCCCCAATCTGCATCAACTGCGCAATCGCTGGACCACTGGCCCGCCGAATCATCGCCAACTCGTTCGCCTGATCCGGCGACAACTGCGGCGGAGGCGGTGGCGGAGGCGTCGCCGCCACCTTCCCCGCACCCACAGCCGTGCCCTGCTGCTGCGCCTGCTGCGCCAGGTCCGCCGTCTGCATGGCCACCAGCTGCGTGTAGTAGGCCATCATGTTCGCCCAGCCATCCGGCACCTCGTCCTCCAGGTCGAAATTCTTCTGCGCGTACTGCTTCACCGTCTTCCTGGCTACATCGAAGTCGTCCGTCTGCTTGGGCATGATCGACGGCAGCATCACTCCAGTCGGCTGGCCGGTCTGCGGATCCATCTGCGGAATCGGCTCCGCCTGCAGCAGCTGCGCAATAATCTGCCGCACCTTCACTCGCATCGCCTGGCCCGGAACCACCATCCCAGGAACCCCAATCGATGCCGCCGCCTGCTCCATGTTTTCGGGATCGTCAAACACCGCCTGCGCCACGGGATTCTTCTCCGCCGCGTTCAGCAGATCCATCCACCGCTGCCGCAACTCCGCCGCCGTGACCGGTAAACCCTGGTCAGTGTCCGAGTAAGCACGCACGCTGCCCTGCAAATCATCCAACTTGACATACTCGTTCCTAAACTCCGACCCCTGGTCCTCCACTACCTTGCGCATGTCCTCCGTCAAGTTGTCCTTGGCGCAGTTCACCGCCAGCATGTCCGCCTCGGCATGCTCATCCTTCAGGTTTTCCCAGTAGATATTCAGCTTGCCCAGCGCCGTGTTCAGCTGCTGCTGCTGCCCGCCAAAGGTCTCGATCGACGGATCGCCCTCGCCTCCATACAGCTGCGGTGGCACCCCGGCAAACATCTGCGCATTGAAGGCCTGGTTCTTCTGGTACTCCATCGCCTCCTGAATCTTCAGCTCGATCTCGAACTGCCACAGCGCATCCTGCAGCCGCTGCGAACCCGGAGGCCCCGTCTTCTTCAACTTCACCGGGTTCAGAATCCCCGGCAGCAACGGCTTGCCTTGAAACGCCTTCGACCCGATCAGATCCTCGTTGGCCAGCAACAGCCCGCAGAACCCGCGGTCAATGCCCTCCTGCAAGATGTTCGACAGGTCGTTGTACTTCTTCTGGAACGGCACCACCACGTCACCCGGGGTCGGCGGATACATGCCAAACTTCTCGTGCGTCCCCGCCCATGTCCACTCCTTCGTCAGCGACGCTTCGCGCGCATTCAGGAACGTCTGCCCCGTCGAAACCAGCAACATCCCCGAAGGGAACATTGCCCGCATCCGGTCCCCAAACGCCTTGTCGTTCTCGATATCCCACGCCCAAGGCTGAATCCAGGTCCGCGACAGCGTCGGCTTCTGGTCGTTCAGAATCGAAATCTGCCCGTCCGTCTGCGAGTACGTTTGCTGCCGCGCAATCCGATCAATGGTTCCGTTGGCCGAGAGCTCCGACGTTGCCGAAGCCTGGATCTGGTCATACATCCCCGGGTAAGCCGCTCGTAGCGCCCCAACATGCACCTCCACCTCGAGATTTAGGATGGGCGTCTGCCGCAGCTTCTGCGCCGTGGGATCCACATCGATCTCCAGCGGCGAATACAAATCCTGCGCCACCATCCCCTGCGGCACTTCCTGCGTGCCCACCTGGCGCACCACCGGCCCACTCACCGCTGGATAGAACGAATCCTCGCCCATCCCGGCGCCGCAGTTAGGGCAAGCCAGGTTGCCTACCGCCGGCGTGATTCCGGTCGCATCGGGAGAACTATCCGTCCCGCAACCATGGCAATGCATCCGCGCCGGCATGATCTCCGTCTCGGTAGCATTGAAGATCGGCTCCGGCTTGGTCCCCCAGCGCTCCTCGCTCACCAGGTAGCGCGTGTGCCGAAACGCCGCGCCCATGGCCCAGAAGTAAAGCAGCTGCGCCTTCAACAGCGACGCCTCGCCGTTCTGCTGCTCCACAATGTCGATCAGCGTTTGCGCCGCCTTGGCCGTGGTCGTATCAGCCAGCTGGTCGGCATCCCGCGGCATCCACTTCGATTTCGGCACCTGCGGACACAACGCGGCCACAAACCCCGTGGCCAGCATCTGGTAAAAGTTGTTGCAGTAGCGATAGAGGTCAGTGTCGTCGGCGTCCTCCGCATGCCCATTCCCACCGCCAAAGCCCACCCAGTCGAAGGCATCGGAGAACTGCGCCGTCCCCGGCCCAAAGCTGATGTACTGGTTGCCCTTGAAGAACTCCATGTTCTCCGAGCACCGCTGCATCAAAATCAGCCGGTTTTGCGACCACTGATCTTTGTACTGGCGCACCACTCCGATGCACCGCTGCTGATCCTCTTCGCTCAGCTGCCCGCTATTCTGCGGCTCGTTCGCCGTGCCCACCATGGGATCGGAGGGAGTATGCTCCTGGCCCTGCTGCGGAGGCGTCTGTGGGAACAATTGCGATGTCTGGGTCAGATCAAGTCCGGCTGTCGCCAAGCTATGCCTGTTTCCTTCCCTGTTTCACGCCGTTTTCCTCAGCTTCTGCAAACATCGCAGCAAGTTTAGGGTTTTCCGGCTCGCCCTCGGCCACCCACTTCACCGTCGGACCCACCTTCGCCTTGTTGTGCTCCCGCCAATTCCGCCGCGTGAGCGCTTCGGCCAGCTTCGACGGCCGCCGCTTCAACGCCAGCAACCGCTGAATCACCGACTCCGCATCCTTCTCCGGATCCGGCTCCGGCTCCTGTTCCGCTACCTCGATCTCTGCCGGCGGCTGATGAAACAGCGGCCCGCCCAGGCCAATCGCGCCCAGGCGGTCATAGACCACCTTCCGCTCCTCCCGCATCTCGGCAATCTGCGCCTGCAACAGCGACACAATCACCTCGTGCATGGATCGCGAAACCCAAGGCCACTTCACTAGTTGCAAGTCACCGAGAACACGTAAGCGGTCGAAGCCGTCGGCGCGGCCGCCACGGCAAAGGTCGCAACCCCGCCCGAGGAGCTAAAGGTGATCGCGCCGGTGAATGCGTTCGCCCCAATGCTCTGCGGAAGCGTGCAGTTCACCGCCCGGCTCAACGCCGGCGCCGTCACCGTCTCCGTGAACAGCGTCCCCGTGGTGGTCGCCGTCCCCGTGGTCACATTCGCAACCATCACGTTTCCATTGGACCCGGAAGCATTCGACACCGTCGGCGACGTGCCCGCGGCCGCGCCTGCGGCGATCGTCGGCACCGCCGTGCCCAGAATCGAGTAGCTCGAGACGTAGTGCGTCCCATTCCACCCATAAGCCACCTCCGGCGCGAAGTTCACCGCCGAGATATCGGTGTTGGCGTTGCCGGCCGCGGAGTAGATGATCGTCGACGTCCCACCCGCCTGGAACCAATTCGTGTCCAGAAGCACGGTGTTGATCTGGTTGCTCAGCACCGAGGCATTGAGCGCCTCCTGCAGCCCATAGGTGCCCGACTGGAAGAAATAGGGCGAGGTGTGCGCATTGCTGGTGGTCAGCGTGGCCGTGCAGCCGCCGTTGGTGATGCTGGTCGGCGTGATGATCTCATCCACCGCCGCATTGCCCGGGTCGACAACCTTGATCGGCGTCGAGGCCACAAACACCGGGATGTTCGGCGCCCCGCCAGCCGCATAGCTGCAAGGGTTGACCGAAACCACGTTCGCGCCGGCCACCAGGTTGGTGTTGCTGTACGGCCCCGACTGCGGCAAGGCGTGCCAGTTGTTGAACTGCGAAGCCACAAACTGGTGCGTGATCGACTGCGCATGACCGGCCGCGGCCGCCACGCACAGAGCTGCGAGAACAATCTTCCGAATCATGTGCATTCTCCTATTTTGGATTTCTGCTGAAGCTACTACTTTGTTACCGAGTGACGTTCATCTGCCAATTGACATAGTCGACGTACATGAGGTTGCTCGAAGCGGTGCCCCCGGTCGCGCTCCAGGACATCAGCATCGCTGAGCTGGTGATGCTCGCAAGCGCCGTCTTGCACGCAGTCGCCTCCGTCCCGTTGATGTACCAGTGAACATAGGTGCCATCGTTGTGCAGAGACAGGCGGACGAAGGTCGCGGCAGTGGCTCCGATCGTCGAGTCAGTCAAGGTGCCGGCATTGTTGCAATACCAGTCGTTCGGCGTGCCGTTGGCCGAGGAAAGATCGAAGCTGACGGTAGCCACCCATGGGCTGGCTGCCTCCTGCAAAACCAATCCCGCCTGATACTGGCCCGCAGTCGTGCCGGGGAGCACCACCACGTCAACATCCGTCTCATAGGTCCAGAGCGGCGTCGCGCCGTTGCCAATGATGGACCTCTGCAGGGTGTTGCTGATCGAACAAGCCTCGCCCGTGTTTGAACTCGCTGTCCCGGAGGCCACCGATAAGAGCCCCGGGTGATTCGCATTCGTGTTTGGGGTCAAAATTGAACATCCAGCGGCCGTGGGAGAGCCGATAGCATTGCCGCTGATGTCTGCAGTGGAGTAAAAGTCGTTCCAGTAGGTGCTGTAGGGTCCGGCCGAAATCGACTGCGAGTAAAACGCCGGCGCCGTCTGCGCCGCGGTGAACGCCGTGGTATTTGCCGGGATGCTCGCGACCACATTCGCCGTCGTCGCCACCTGCGTCGTATTGGTCCCTGCGCTCGCGGTCGGCGCCGTGGGCGTCCCGGTCAGCGCCGGCGAAGCCAGAGGCGCCGCCCCTGTCACCTCCCCCACCGAATAATCTCCCGAGTTCGCCACCACATCGCCGGTGCGCGTAAACACTGAAGTTACCGGAGCCGACGCGCTGCACGACGCCGGTGCCCATGCCGTGCCGTTATAAACCAGGCAGTAGTTCGTGGTGGGCAGGGTGGCCGACACGGGCACACTCTGCAGTGCCGTCGCGTTGCCCGTAGATACCCCCGGCACACCCCCAGGCCCCGTCTGCTGGCCAAACGCCATCGCGCCGCTCAGCACCGCCATCAGAACGCAAATTACTGCGTACATCCGTACCCCCATTCGTAAGCCGTTGCCCCCGCGAGCGCGGTCGCTCCCGCGCGGGCCGCGGCGGTGGTTCCCCCGGTGTCGATGTCAGCGGGAAAGATCTGCACCCCGGCCGTTCCCGTCAGAGCCTGCGTCGCGGCGTTGGCCGGCCACAGCCAGCACTTCGGCCCAGGGAAGCTGTACGGCTGGTTGAAGGTGATGGTGAAGACGATGGCCGAAGCGGTCGGACTCGCTCCGGTGGTGAGCGTGATGTATCCGGTTAGATCGCTCCCAAACGCGACAACCGCAGGACCGGTGGGGCTGGTGCCCGCGCCTGTCCCGGCAGCCGCCGTGGGTCCGCTTGGTACGCTCGAGCCGATGTGATACCCGCTCAGTAGAGCGCTCACTGACACCTGCTGCTGGAAGCTGAAGATGCATTGACTTGGGCAGGGGTAGATGAGGAAGTTGTCGGCAATGGCCGGGTTCGAGCCGGTGCCGACAGTCGTCCAGTTGAAGGCGGTCGAGAGCTGGTGCGTGCTCCCATTCCAATAGCTGACTTGAGGCCCGAAGCTGTTGGCGGGGGTGCCGAAGTTCGCCCCGCTGGTCGCGGTCCCGGTCGGAGGGATGAACAGCGTCGAGGGAGTGAAGTTGGTGACGTTGAGCGTGCCCACGTTGAGCGTCGAGGAAACGTAATCGCCCATCGTCTCCCCGCATGTCACGTCATTGCCCAGCACGGAAAGCCCCGCCGGCACCTTGGCCGCGTAGTCGGACGGGGACACAATCGGACCCGTGGGCGTCAGAAACTCATGCCAGTCGACCGGTTCGCCCCCGCCCGGATTGGCCGAGCACAGCGATCCGGACGCTCCGATGGTGACCGCCCGCAGCACGGTCGGCGCCGGAGTGAAGCAGTACGTCGACGATCCCGGCAGCAGGCGATCCCCGCCGATATAGGCGTTGGTGCCCTCAAACGACGTGCCCTCCGCGTCGAATGGCTGGGTAACGATGAACCCGCATCCCCCAACATCGTCAATCTCCGTGGCCACCAGGTGTATGCCGCCAGTGGTGACGACGCCGTTGAACACTACGGAGGGATGGAAATGGATAAACGTATCGTTGCCCCCGCCCCCCTGGAATGCGGCGATGCTGCCGTCGTAGGAGACGACGTCTTTCGCCGTCGAGTCCGAAGCGTTCATGATCATGCCGTAGTTCACATTCGGCGTCTGGTAAACCTGTACGCCGATGACCCCGCTGCAGGTGGCTCCCGTGCCTGCCCCGGGCGTGATCGCCGTGACCGCATGGCCTACGATGGTCACTGTCGGGGGATCCGGCATCGTTCCGCAGGGCGTATTGTGCGCGCCCCCACGGCTGCCCTGCAGCGCGACCACGGTCAACTCCACGCTGCCGGCGTAGGTGTTGTAGCAATCGCCACCGCTGTTGACGGTGTACGACGTGATTGCCCCGCCCACCACGTTCGCGGTGAAGGTTCCGCAATTCTGAGTGCCAGAGTCGGGGTATACCCCGATGTTGATGTCGGTGGGGAAGACCTGGAAAGCGTCACCGCCGAAGTGGCCAAACTCCAGGACGTGGTCCGCGCCTGGCTGCACATGGCCCACGGCTAGCTGGCGAAAATAACTCTGCCCCAGGGTGCCCAACTCGATGATCGCGGACGCCACTCCCCCACCATCGAGCGTCATGTTGTCGATGTCCATCGACGTGAAGTTCGCGCCCCCGGTCGGCCGGTTGAAGAGGGGGATGTTCGCCGTCCCGCCGTAGACGATATACGTGCAGCCCGACCCGCAGCCGCGCGCGCTCACCGAAAATTCGTCATCGAAACTGTTGCCGTCGACCGGCTGCCAGAAGCTGAGGTTCGACGTATAGTGCCCCGCCCCGAACTCGATCATCGCACTCTGGTGGTTCTCCGACATGTACGCGACGGCGAAGTACCACGCGCAGTCGGCATTGGTCGAGGCCAGCGCGTGCGCGGTGTTCACCGGCAGGGGATACCAGACCCCCGAAAACGTGCCCGGGATGGTGGTGTGGTTGGTTGCGTTGAGCGCGATGTATGCGTTGCCGCTGTACGTCACCACCTGGCACTCCGGGAAGTCGGTCGACGGGCTGCTGAAGGCGATGGGCGCGACGCCTACCCCGCCGTACGAGCTGAAGCCATCGACAAAGAAAACCTTGTTCGCGAAGTTGGTGTTGAAGGACGTGAAGAACGTGTTGTCGAGCGGCTGCTGCACATACTGTGTCGCCGGCGGGAACTGGTTCACGCTGTTCTGTGCGTGCACGTAGGCGTCGGTGGCCACCTTGGTCGAGGCGTCGCTGGGCGTCTGACTCACTGCCGCCGTGTTCGCGGGCAGATTGAGGGTGGCCGCCGCCTGGCCGGCGTTCCCGCTGGTCACCAACACGCCGCCCGTCGCCGGGATCGCCGCGCCCGTCCCCTGAGAAACATACTGCGAACCATTCCACCCGTACGCCGTATATGGCGTCGTGGTCACATCCACCAGCCCTAGACTCGTGCTGCCATGCACCGAGGCAATCACCGTCGCCGCCGACTGCGGAGCGATCAGCCCATACCACTCACTATTCAAAATCACCGTGTTCGGGCCGCCGGCCTTCACCTGCCCATTGTTCAGCGCTTCCTGCAAACCGCCCGTGCCCGACGTTAGATAGAAGGGCAGCGCATGAATGTACGTGGTCGCCATCGACACTGCGCACTGGCTGATGAACACCGCGGAAGGCGTCTGAAACTCGTTCAACGCTGGATTCGAATCGACAATCTTGACCGGCACGCCGGCCGTGAAGGCCGCAAAGTTCTTCCCCCCACCCACCACCTGGCACGTCGACGGCTCAAACTGCAGGCTCCCCACCGCAATGCCCGGTACCTGGAACTCGCCAAACTGGCTGGCAACAATCTGGCCCTCGACATTCTGCGCCTGCAGATGCGAAGCGCAAAACACGAGGGCCAGTCCCACCAGCAAGCGACGCAGCAACCTAGTCGAACTCCGTGACGCGCACAATCGTCGTCAGCGCCGACGCCGAGCGCAAATTGATCAGCAGCGTGGCCGCAATCGCGTACCCGCCAGAGTTATCCGGCGGCGTGCCAATCACCATGCCGTATCCCTCGCCCTGCGGAATCGGCGTGCCCAGGATGATCGGCTCCGACTGCGGCTCGATGGTGTACGTGGTGGTAAAGGGCGTTGCCGAGCCATCGGCGAACTGATACGCCAGCCCCTGGCCAACGCCCCCGTTCGCGCTCCCGTCCTCGATCACCTCGACCCGCCGCGTTACCTGCGTCGCCGAAACCGCGACGAAGGCCCCGCCAGAGCCGTTCAAATTGATTAGTCGTGTGTGCGCCATCTAAGCGGCCCCCGCGCGTAAAAGCATTTGTTTTTCCCTCGGTATCCGCATCTACTTCCCGCCTTTGTTCATGCTCATCAGCGTCTGCGCCAGGCGCGCCCGCCGGCCCATCTTGCCGCCGGCCGACGCCTTCTCGTCCGCATACTCCGCCGTCGACTCGCCCGCCTTCTTGGCCGCGGCCGAGAAACTGCCCTTATTCTTCGAGGTCGCCTTCTCGATCCAGTCCTTGCTTCCCATCTGCCCCTCCGCGTTACAGCACGTAACTCTTCTTCAACTGCTCATCGAGCGCCACCAGCGCATCCCAATCCGCATGCAACTTTTCCACATAGGAGAAGAAATCCTCCCCCTGCGCCCGCCGGGCCATCGCGATATCCGCCTTCACGGTGGCGATCTCTGCCCGCTCATAGACGGCGTAGTCAACATCCGCGTCCCACATCGGCATCTTGTCTGCGACCGCAGCCACGAATTGCTTGCCCTCGATCGTCGGATCCGCGACTATGTAAAAATGCGAGCGCACGTGTACCGCGCACCCCGTCAGCAACAGCGATGCGGCGAACGCCAGGCGCTTGGTCATTTTTCAGATCGCGCCAAACGCCTTCAGGATGATCACCGAGCCATCGATCCACGTTTGCATCTGCGCCGTGGTCGGCGGGAGGATCCCCAGCTTCTGCGCGTCCTGCACCGCATAGGGCAGCAGCGAAGCCATCACCAGGGCCGCTTTCTGCTTCCCGGCCTTCTGCGCCCCGGCCGCGCCCGCCGACGCTTCCGCCGTCTTGATCAGCGTCTCTGTCATGTTCCACAAGGGTCCAAGCACGGGGAACATGATCGCCAGACCAGGCTCGGCGACCTCCGCCACCTCTTCCGCCACCGGCGCGGCCTTCTCGGCCACCTTCCAGATGTCTTTGCCGAGCGCGCCGATCTTATCCAATACAGAAACAAACTTGCTGGTCACTGTTTTTTTTCCTCCGGATCCTGCTGGATCACGCCGATCCAAGCGCGGCAGAGGCTCGAAACCAGCGTCATCGCACCCGGCACAGCCGCCTGCCACGCCTTCGGACTCTTGATGATGGCGAAGTAAGCCGAAACCGGCCCTGCCGTCGCCATCGTCGCGCTTAGAATCCCCGCTGTGGTTGTCTTCCAACCCTTAACGCTCATGCTGCCGCCCTCCGCTCAAGAGTTATTTTGCTGGGTCAGATATTGCTTTGCTTCAAACCAGTTGATGATGGCCGTGTTCTCATCCGGCGGACACCAGCTGGAATTGAGCTTCATCTCGTAAATTTCGAACGCCTTGACCGCAATCTGCTCGTGCGTGGGTTCCCTCATGCTGCCGCTCTCCTTAACCACCCCGCCTTGTAAACCTCTAGGCCAGGATTCCGCTCGATTAGCGCTTCATAGTAGTTCTCCGCCTCGGTGCGCAAATTCTCCAGCACCTGCGCCGGCTCCGCCAGGTCCAGCGCATGCAAGGTCAGCGGACCAATCCGCCCATCGCCCACCACGCACAGCGCGTCCTGCAGCATCCGCGCCCCGTTCGTCACTCCAACATTCACGCCCAGAGACAACAGCTTGTTGGCAATCTCCTGGTTGGCAATCTCCGCAATGCACAGCGGCTGCGCGTAACTCACGTCATAAATCGAGCGCGCAATCTGCAACGCCGCCAGGGTGCCCCATCCTTTGCGTTCTTGGCAAAGGGTGGGCACCTGGCCCATCGAACTGTAATAGAGACAGTTCGTCAGCTCCGGATGAAAATGCTCGTCGATCCCGAACCTGGTCCGCTTGCCATCCGGCGCCGTCGTCACCACCCCCGAGAGCGTCGAATCTTCCCACCCCAGCACGTAATCGATCGCCGCGTTTACGTCAGCCATGCATCAGTGCCCCACACCGCTATGCTTCGCCAACAGGTTGGCCAGAATCGTGATAATTGCCGCCCCACCAGCTCCGCCAATAAACCCGGTTACCGCGCTCATCAGTTCCCGCCGCCCTTTCGACTGCTGCCGGGACTCCTTCAGTTCGTCCAAGGTGGTCTCCATCTTCTCCAGCCGCACATCCAGGTTCTTGCCCTTGTTCTGGTAATCACCCTTCTGCAGCTCCTCCACCGCTTTGAGAATGTCGTCCAGCCGCCGGTTGATCCGGGGGATCTCAATCTCCACCTGCGGCAACCTCCCGTGTGGGCCATCCAGTCCCAGCTCCCGGCGAAGCAATGCCAGCTGCTGGCCGGTCTCCCGGCCCTGGGTGGAAATCTCTTTTACTTCGCTGGATAGCGCTCTCAGTTGCATCAAAATGTCTGCATTCGTCGCTGCCACTAGGCCCCCAATCACATAGCGTTTCCGAAACGTTTCCATGGAGAATCGCACCTCTCCACGAGTATGAAGGCTTTGCTCAAAACTTCACCGTCCCCGAGAACGACACCGGCCCGCTGATCGTGATCTGGTACACCCCCGAGGGCACCGCCACCACCGTCAGCGGCAGATTGGGGCTGGTGAAGGTACCCGCATGCGCCGTCAAATTCGTGGTCCCCGCCGCCACCCCCGTGACCAGGCCCGTCGTCGCGTTCACCGTCGCGTGCCCCGTGCTCGAGCTGGCATACGTCCCCGCCACGTTGCCATGGCTGTCTGTCGTCGTGCAGTTGGTGGTCGAGCTATCCGAGTAACTGCAGGTGGCAATCAGCTGGTTGGTGGACCCCACAAACAGCCCCGTCACCCCGCCCGTGGTCGCAAGCGAAACCCCGGTTAAGGTCACCGTCGGCGCGCTCACCGTAAGGTCCCACTGGTTCAGCCCCACCGTCCCCACGTAGGCCTTGATGTACGGCGTTCCCGCCGCAACCGCGCTCGCCAGCCCTGGATTCGCCGATCCCACCGCGCCAATCGTCACCGACCCTGTATTCGAACTCGTCCAGCTGGTGACCGCGTTGCCGTAAATATCGGCCACACTGCAATTCGTAGTGGTCGAATTCGAGTAGTTGCAGTAGGCCGAGAACTGCAGCGTCCCCCCCACCACCATGGTGTTGGCGCTCCCCGGAGTCCCCAGGTACCCACCGGTCAGCGTGGGCGGTGCCGCCGTCACCGTGATGGTCAGCGCAGGACTCGAGGTGATCCCCGCCACCACCGCCGTCAAATTCGTCGAACCCGCGGCCACTCCGCTCACCAGGCCGCTGCTGCTCACCGTGGCAATCGTCGTTGCGGTACTCGTCCAGGCCGTGACCTTATTGCCGTGCGAGTCCGTCGTCGCGCAGCTGGTGGTTGAGCTATCCGAATAGTGGCAGGTAGCGACCAACTGGTTAGTACCGCCCACGACCAGAGTTGTGATCCCACCCGTGGTGGCGAGAGAGACCGAACTCAGCGTCACGCTGGCCGCGGTAACACTGAGCGTGAAGGGGGGGCTGGTCACACCGGCAACGGTGGCCGTCAGGTTGGCCGAGCCGACCGCAACGCCCCCCGCCAGACCCGACGAGTTGAGGCTCACGATACCGGCGTTGCTGGTGTTCCAGTTGGAGACAGAATTGCCATACGCATCGGGCGTATTGCAGCCCGTCGTCGTGCCATTCGCGTAGTGGCAGGCGGCATTTATCTGCACGCTGGTGCCCACCTGGATTGAGGTTACAGGGCCCGCTGCCGTCAGGCTTACGCTGTTGAGCGTCGGCGGGCTGCCGGCTGTGTAGGTCGCCGAGACCACCGCGCTTGGCCCGTAGCCGTACCCGGAAGCGTACGAGGAGGGCTGATTCTGCGCCCCCCACATGCCCACTGCTTTTACCGTGGTGGTGGTGGAGACGGCGATCGTCCCTCCGCTCGCGATGTACCTCGCGGTCCCCGAGCCAGGCACAGGAGTCGATCCATCCGTCGTGTACCAGATGCCGGTGTTCGTGTCTCGGTTGGTGCCTGAGTTGGTGAAGGTCACCGTCTGCGAGGTCGTGAAGCTTCCGCTCGCCGGTGAGATCGTTGGGGCGATGCTGGTCTGCGTCGAACCATTGAAAAAATCACACTGGTTGCCGCTGCCGCTGGGGGTGTTGGCTGGGCCATCCTCCACGCCCCACCAGCCAAAGGCCCCCGCATAGCCGGGGTAGCAGTCGGCCGGAGTGTTGTTCCCGCCCGCCCCAAAGGAGCTCTGGATGTGATTGTTGCTGTCGGAGAAGGCCCCGTCCTGGGCGAGCATCATAGAGTTGGACCACTCGCCCTGCACCAGGTTGTAGTTGGCAGTTGTGCCTGTCGAGCCCCACTGCTCAATCCCATCTCCGTAATAGCAGTTGGCTGAACAGGGCGTGGCCAGTGCCGTATTGGCCATGAGAACGTTGTAATCAGTGTTTGTTACACAACCAGAGGAGGAGGGATTATTGTTACTGCATCCATTCGCGACGGAAAGTCCAAAAGTGCCCGCTTCCGGGAAAAAGGGGTCATGGATGGAGTTGTATCGAACCTGCATGTTGGTGGTGCTTCCGGGGTAAAGGTTCGCTTGCGTTTCAAAGCTGATGCGGTGGATGTTCGACCAGTCGTTATACTCGATGACACAGTTGAGACACTTGCCCTGGCTTTCGAAAACCTTTAGCCCCTCCTCTTGGTAGTAAGTGTCATTGTTCTCGAAAGTGAAGCCGTTCATCCCGGTGTGGACCCCGGTCCCATTGCAGAAGCCGCCATTGCCGCCAAAGCCGGGATAGGTGATATTGCTCATGATGTTCGAGCAGTCGCCGGTCGCGCCCAGCCGGTTCCAGGTCACCACGATATTCGAGTCTGGAGTTGCGCTTGAATTGCCGTCGAAATAGATCAGCCCATCGTAGGTGTTGGTGCTGGCCGTGCCCCCCTGGTTCCCGTGCGCGTAGTCATATTTGACGGTGTAGTTGCTGACGTTCGAACCCACATAGAGACACTGCCCTCCGTCTGGGGACGGATGGTTCATGTTGCATTCCAGGTTCTCAAAGCTTGCCGCCGCGGAGCAGTTAGGCCCGTAACTAAACTCCGGGCTGCTGTTCGCCCCCGACCAGTTGACAGTTGCGGATGGCGTGTAGACAACCGGCCCCGAAGTGGAAGGCGTCAACGCCGGACCCGCAACCGATACGCCGCAGGGGATGCTCAGCGTTGCGTTAACCGAAAATGTTCCCGCTGGAAACTCAGCCGTGCCTCCCGCGGAGCAGCTGTTGATCGCCGCCTGGATCTGCGAGGTGGTCATGCCGGTCGTGATCGGTGTCCCACATGCCGGGGTGATGGTGTATGTGCCCGCCACCAGCGTGCTCATGGGACCGGCGCCCGTGGGACTGGTATTCGCAGGCCCAAACGCTACAATGTTTGACCCGGCAACCGCATAGAGGGTCGTGGAGCTGGCAATGGACACCGGCCCCGTGTAGAGCGTGCCATTGACGCACCCCCCGGCCTGATCCGGCCAAGGATAAAGCGCGGGCGGCGAGGCAGACAGCGCGTAGCAGATATAACTATTGGGAGTAGTCGAAGTCGTCAGAGAGACAGACTGGGTCCCGGTATATGTTCCTGGTGCCTCAGAATAGACCGGGCTGGCGACGGAAACCGTCCCGTTGTTATAGGTTGATCCCGCGTTCCAAGCTGTATACGACGGGGTGCCGGTAGGGGTGTTGATCGTATAGCTCCAATTTCCCACTAGCAGGTCGTAAGCCGATGATTCTCCAGTACTCTCGATGATTTCGAGGCTACCGGACGTTCCTCCGACGATGGTCGGGATGAGCACGTTCGTCCAAGTATGCTGAAAATACGTGCCTGTTCCAGACGTTCCCGATGAGCAGGAGCCATTGGCTGCCGTGACATCGTAAAGACAGAGACTGAAATTGCTGCCATCGTAAGTGACCGTCGCGGAATAAGTATGCTGCGTGCTTGTCCCCGCCGACGTCGCCGGAGAATTCAGCGCCACAGGGGAGGTACTTATTTTGTTGGTCGGGTAATAGGTATAGTTGCCGCTGTTGCTCGACACTGGAAGAAATGGGGGCTGCAACGATTCTGCATCATAAAGCTGCACAGAGGAATAAGTGAAAGACCCGGCGCTCTGCGTCAGAGGGTTGTACTGATCGAACATCAAAGCGATCGTTTTGTTGGGGTAAGAGTAAGTACTACAGGTTGATCCGCACTCGCCTTGATAGAAGCCGCCTTCCGCGCTCGCTCCCGCTGGAAGACCAGGATTTGAGTTATCCCAAACAAGAGAGATGTACTGGCCGTTGGGAACAAAGGTCACCACCTCAGTAAATGCCTGGACATTCACCGTTGTTGGATTTGAGCCCGTGTTGCCCATATACGCGAAGCTCATGCCGGTGTGGGTAGACCCAAGGGGGGCGATATTCACCCAGGGGCTGTCAAGATACGGAGTCGAACCGTTCGTTGTGCCCCGCGCATAAGCAAATGCCGATCCAGCCCCAAAAATGGTGTAACAGGTTCCCGTGTTTCCTATGCCTGAGGCCGCTACCCATGCGGTGCCGCCCGGCCCGCAATTAAACACGTTCTGGGCCTGAGCGCGGCTGATCGCCAACCCGGACCCGAAGACCGCCAGCAGCAGAACTAGCCAGTCGAGAGGGTTCTTCCCGTTGAATTTCATGGGATGGTCACCGCCGTCCAGGTAGTCCCGGCGCAGGAATAGACCGACGTGCTTGCTCCGCCGTCCTGCCGCAACCAGAGCGAGCCGGAACCCACGGGCGCAGTCCCGCAAGTGCTTGTCGGCGCCCCGGTGCCGCTGCAAATTTGCGTTGCTCCCAGCCCGATGCACGGGTTCCCCGTCCCGGCAATCGAGAGGTGCGGATTGGAGCCGTTCGAACTGGGCGGTGCTCCCGCGCTGGCCGAGCCGTCGAAGTCATAGATTCCGAAGCCGGGTCCGGTCCCGCTCCCGATCAGGCCTTGATTCTGCCCTCCCACCGTGCGGTAAATCTGGTAAGTGTCCACCCCCGCGGTCCAGGGGCAGCCGATCTCGAAGAACTGCGGAAACGCCCAGGTGGCTGGGGCATTGGTGACCGTGGCCGTGGTGCCGTTGATCAGATTGCCGTCGAAGTCCGTCCCCGAACACACCCAGCTCACGGTGGACGAACCGGTACTGGCAAAATTGGCGATGTACGCTGCCCCGATTGTAGGCGTGGTGATCACGTTTAGGCTGCCCGCATGGCCTCCGCCCAGCGTCATGGGCGAATAAGCGGTGTTGGGTCCAGTCGTCTGCCACAAGTAACCCGAGTTGGTGACCGCGGGCTGATTGGGCATGACGCCGAAGGTCGTGGTCCCCTGAAGAGCGTTGAAGCTGCTGGTGTTCAGCTGATGGATGCCGCCGCCGGTGTCGACCCAGGTCTCATTGTTTTGGCTGTTGATGCTGAACACGCTCGCGCCGCCGTGGTTGAACGGTGTCGGGTTATTGATTCCCAGCACGGGTGCTTCAGAGCCGCCATACGCGATCACATCCGAAGGTGTCTGTTGAATGCTGCCCAGCACCAGGTTGATCGAGATCGCCGCGGTCCCGCTATTGTGCGTAGTGGCGGTGGTGGTATAGGCCCCGCGCATCAGCCCGGTCAGCGAGTTCCCGCTGATCGAGGCGTAACACTCGTATTCACTATCCACGTAAAAGCAACCCGAGGGAGAAAGCCCCGATGTCGAGGAGAGGGCAATGGTGGTATCGGTCGTCCCCTGGTTCGCCGTGAGCGTCGTGGACCAGCCCTTGGTGGGGCAAGTGTAACCGCCGTTGATGCCGGTCACCGGCGATTGGATGCAGCCGTTGCCGGTCCCCCCGGTCGAGCCCGGGGGAAGGTTGAGGGTGGTGACGTTGATGATCTGCGCGTTTAGCTGCTGGGCGACCGGCGCGAAGTCCACATACCCCACCTGGATCTGGTCGGCCGTCGTCGCTCCCCAGAACTTGAATCCGAGCGTGCAGCCTGGTCCGGCTGCCGGCGTAAGGTCGATCGCTGTCGTGAACACCTGGGCCGCGGTGGAGGGCCAGGTGTTGGTGATCGGGATGTTGTAGCTTTCAGAGAAGCCGCCGCAGCCGGAGAACACGCTTAGGGTCTCCGTGTTCGTCGCCGTGGCGGCATCCTTCATCGAGATGTAAAGCGTGTATTTGCCGCCCACCAGGCGCTGGCCGGGTCCGATCGAAATGTTTTCCAGGTTAAATTGCGCGGTTGAGCAATAGACGGAGCCTGGATTATTTCCCACATTGCACGCCGTGTAGGCATTGGTAATGGGTGAGGTCGAGTCGTAAGTCCAGCCTACCGACATGGCCTGCGCCTCAAAGGCAAAGCTTGAATTGAATTCTTCCGGCGTGATGAAGCCGCCTTCTGAGCTGGTGTAGGGCGCGGTCAGGTTGCCGGTGTTGAACGTCTCGCTGGTCTGCGCCCGGATGGGTTCGCGGCTGTTGCCCACCTGCAGTGCGCCATAGGGGCCGGTTGGGCTGCTGAAGCGCTGTGACGTAGTTCCCGAGAACCTGTTGAGGGGCGCGAAGTTGATCAGCGAGTTCGTCCCGTAAATATTCCCTTTCGGTTCGCTCCCCAGGTTAGTGACAAAATCGGACGTGTTGCCCGACCCCCAGACGATGGTTGGGGTGGTAATCGCATTGTTGAAGTTGCCCCCGAACCAATGCTGCTGTGAGCCTCCGATGTAGACCTCGCCCCCGCCGCCCATATGCTGGTCTTCGATTTCTGAGTTCAGCGTGTCCCATTCCCACTCCGGCATCTGCAACGCGTGCGCCCCGCCTTCAGGTTCGCAGTACATGTTCTTGAAGTGATCGAGCGAGCCGACATCGAGGTACCCGCCCGTCTGGTCGTTCCATTCCGCGCTGAAGTACATGCAGGTGTCGGCCCCGATGCCGCCCCCGGCCACAGTGCTTTCTTGTGAGTAGACGTTGAAATTCGCGTACGAGTTCTGGTTCCCCAGCGGGATGTTGACCGGGTTGGCCGCGTAGATGGTAATTCCATCCCAGTGTGTGCCATCGGCGGTCGGTTGGGATCTGCCATAGTTACCGTTTTCGATGGACGGTGGCCCGATGGCTATCCCGTAGAACAGATACAGCGTGTACAAATTGGAGAAGGTGGTCGCGTACGAAGGCGAGACCATGTAGATCATCGCAGTGTGGTTGACTTCTCCCCACGACTCTCCGTTGATCTCGTTCGGCCACTGGTAGAACGACAGGTTTTCGATCCTGGCGTTGGCGCTCCATGAGCCGGTAGCCCCGGACCCGGAGCTGATTCCGGTAGCGATCGGGAAGGCAAAGGCTGCGTTGCCCACGTTCCAGCCCGGGAAAAACCCTGCCGTCCCGCTGGGCGTGGTGTCGTTTGCATTGACAGTGGGCGTCACCGGCCAGGGATAGCTGGGCTTGAACTGGTTCAGCGGTACGACGGTTGCCCCAACTGAGTGTGCAGCCCTGGAAGTTCCATTCTGCGCACACTGGACGCCATAGAGCGTGTTCGCCGGGGTGGGGTTAGCGGCGTTTGACTTGCCGAAATAAGTGAACTGTTCACCATCGATCTGCACCATCCCGAAGGGAGCGACGTTCGATTCGTAGTAAGGCACAGGGTTGATGGAATTGGCCAGCGTGATGCTCGAGGGGCACGAGCTGGCACTGAT